GAGTAAACCATATAGGTAAAGAAGAAGGGTGAGTCGCAAGATTCACCCTTTTCTTTTGCAGCAAGCCTGCACCAACCCACCCAGCAAATAGCAAGCCTCCTCCCCATACATATTTATCATAAACACCTCCGAAATATGCTGAACCACATGCAGCATTTCGTGGCTGAGGCTATTCATATACTCCGCCTTGGAACTAGCCCACCCAATCACAACCACCGTTTTTCTTATATCAACATTGGAATAAGTTATCCCTTTATTCGCTCCGCCTTCGAGCACGAGATTACAGGCATCTTCGAGAGGAATGCCGTTGCATCCCAAATCCCGAAGATACCTTCTAACCTTCATGGCATCCTTAGAGCGAACATCACACATCACATGTACCGTCCAGTCATACCTTTCCAAGTAAATCTCCTGCTCAGTCATTCAACTAATCAATAATCACTAATAATTAATCACTAAAGAATTTCTTCCCAAGGAATGCCCACACCATTAAACGATGTATCAGCATAGAACCTATTGAAAATGAAACCATCCTGCTGATCCTCATCATCCACGTAGTCCTTAATGAACTGAGCCATCTGCTTCTCCTCCGTGATAGACGAGCCATAGAAATCAGCCAAGCACATGTGTGCGATGTAAACCGCATCATAGCCCACATTGTTCTCCAGCACGATATTGTTCTTCTTCAAGATGTCCTCAATATCATCCTTGCTCATCATGCGGATAGGCTTACCGTTCTTCCGCATCTGCTTCACTGCCCACTCGCACATTTTCTTATTGAAGTGCCAGCCGTTGTATCTCAGGTAAGCCCTCATTTCTTCCGGCTGATAATCGTAGGCGTTCAAAGATTGTCTGTATTTTGTTCCCATAATCTCAATCAATTTAAGAAAGGGGTATGCCCACTTTTGAGCACACCCCAAACTAGTTAGTAATCTTCTCCGTAATCACTTCTGTAATCACGTCCACGGTCTTCACGTTGGCGCATGTCGTCGTACTCCTCATGCTCTCGCATACCACTTCTGCCTCCACGACCTCTATAATCGGGCATGCGGTTGCGCTCGCCGTATCGGTCACGTCTGCCATCACGCTTCATTTCGCCCAGGCAGTTCATTGCCTTATCCAAGTAGCGCAAGCCCTTCTCCACGTTCTCATACAAGCCATCAAACTTGTCTTCTGTAATCTCAATCATTACCATAATATCATAAGATTTTAAAAGTGAATAGATAGGGTAGGAGATTACTTGCTTGCCACCTGTTCGAGCAATCCCATCATCCTGTCAAGCTTGCCCTCCATGCCAGAAACCTTGCCTTCCAGCTTGGAAATCTTCTCTGCCTGTTCCTTCTCCTTGGCTATCTGGGGGTTGAGCTGCAGTAGCATTCCCTCACAAGAATCAACGACCCTCTTGTGGTAATCTACGCTCTCCAGTATCGCCTTGGATTGTCTCAGCATCGTATCGACCTCCGCACTCATGGCTTCCTTGTTGTCGCTCACAACAAGATTCTTGTCGTTCGCTATCTGTCCGTTGGCAGGTAGCTGCTTGAAATCCACCTCCTCATCGTTCAGCTTCACCTTCACATCAACCACAGTTTCCATAGGCTGAGGCGTGAAGCCGTTGTTAAAGGTAGGGTATTTCGTCTGAGGGTTGCTCACCGAAACAACCTGACCGATCTTCAAGTTCGGGTTCTCGCCCTTGTCGAGCACATAGAATAAAGAATTTGTTCGTAGTCCTTGAAACATAATGTAATCTCCTATTATCTATTCTGTTGTTAAACAATACCCGTCATAAGTTGAAGGGTGTTAGTGTCTCTCTCAAACCAGAGCTGGACCACTCCAGTTCCCGGCACGTCTGCAACCGTCAAAGCATCACCGTTGAATTTGGTTACAGCTTGGGTTGCGCCGTTGGTCTCGAAAAGGATAGGCAGCGTACCAGTCGTTCCAGTCGGAATAGCCTGCATCAGATTCACGAAAATCGTTCCCCTGTAGTTGGCATTCACGAAGGCGTGGTTTTTAAAGGTGAACACCACATTGGCAGTATTCACCTTCACGCCTGTAGAAGCGATAGCTGCCGAACCATTACGATTCACCCATGTAAATGGTCTTAACCAAAACATAGCAGCCTCCTTTCCTTATTAACCCCAGAATCCTGCATTGTTTGCAGCATTCAGTCCATACAGACCAGCCTGATAAGCCACGCAGTTAGGAACCGCAGTGAAAGGGCTGTAAGGAGTAGTCACCGTCTCAGGCAACTTGCACTTGATGCTAGCCACCTCGTTCTGCAAGCCAGCCAATACCGCATTGATAGGAGCCACCGCCTGACCAACAATCTGTGAAGTCATAGCAGAAGACTTGAAGGTACTGTTCTCCTCACGCAGAGAATCAATCTTGTTCTGCATCTCACGCATCTCCTGCTGCTTCTGTCCGTTGACGATGGTAAGAGTGCTTTCCTTGATGGCATTTTTTAACTCGCAAGACTGGTCCTTGGTAGCATAGGCAAGGGAAGAAGCCGCACGCTCCTGACCTACTGCCACATTGTTGATGGCATTCTGCAAGGTTCCAGTCTGCTGGCAGATAGCCAAGCGGTTCTCGCAGCAGCAGTTGGCAATCTGCTGAGCAATCTGCATGTTACCCTGCTGCAAAGCATTGATAGTCTGCATACCGCTCATGCCCACCTGATTACCCACGTTCTGAACCTGAGAAGTCAAGGCAGAAATAGCATTCTGAATCTGACCCTCAGTACAGTTGAGCTGAGTAGCGAGATTACTGAGAGCGTTACGATTACCGCCGATGGCATCCATCAAGAGGCTACGACCGTAGTCATTGTTAATCTCGTTTGCGAGACCACCACGACCGTTGCCGCCGAAGCCGCCCCAGCCATTGCCGCCCCAACCCATAAGGAAGAAGAGGAAGATAACCCACATGAACCAGCCGCCTTCACCGCACATTCCGTTGTTACCCTTCATGGCGAGAAGCACGTTTGGATCAACACCCTGCTTCTGGAGCAGAGGAGCAAGGAGTCCAAGCATTCCGTTTGAACCTCCGTTTTGGTTTTCACCAAAGATGTATGTCTTAGATTCTGACATAATAAAATAGTTTATCCGTTTCGTCCACTATTGAACTTGGTGCAAAGTTACAAAGAAGTTGATGCCCTGCCTAACTATGCTCAAAATAAAAATTTCGCCCTCCAAGCCTCTGTTCCTCAGTATTTTATGCTGAGTCATTCCCTGCTCATTTATAAGCATAAAAAAAGGAGTGAGCAAACTACCCACTCCTTTTTCTCTATATTAATTCAACTTATCCAAATCATCCACCGCTTCCATCATGATTCTGTCAATATTCTGATTGGCAAAATTAATGGATTCCGTATCAGAAGATTTATCTCTAAGCTTCTTCCACTGCTTCATCTGCTTCTCAGCCAGTTCAATCACTCTAACCTTGGCAGCATCCTTGGAGTTCTGGAATCTGTAGTAATCAGAATAATTACTGATTCTCTTCTCAATCGGAACGTTCTTCGATTTCAGTCTATCCACGTTCGCAATCATCTTCTCCATTTCGTCCTTGTAGTTATACCACTTGCTCTTGGTTCTCTGCAAACTGCTCTGCTCGCTCGGCGTATAAAGCAACGAACGGAGGAAAGGAATATCCTTGGTTTCCGTATCTTTGCCATGCTTCACAACACCAATGGCACGCTCGGTAAAGGTAGCAGCACCACCGCCAAGACCACCGATATAATGATTCAGCATGCTCGGATTCGTCACCATATCCAGGAAACTGTTGCCCAGCATATCCTCATTACCCTTGGCAACCTCATTCGTCTGCGCATTGACAAACTTATTCAAAGCCATATAGCCGTCAGGCGTACCCTTGTAAGCCCTCTGCCAAGCAGGAACATCTTCATTCCAGTCGCCACGTCTCTCAATCGGCGCACCCTTCCAATCCGTGTTCATTTCCCATTCCACGAAAGGAGATAGAGCAGAAGGGGCAATCGCCTTGATCGTCTCGTTCAATGGCTCCTTGCCAGCCGAAGAGTTACCCAGATAGTCCATCACCGGCACAAGCTGCGACATACAGCCCACGGCATCCAAGGCAGGATTCTTCTGTCCGCTCACGTTTGGCGAGAAAGTCAAGCCAGCCGCCAAGTCACCCAAGCCATAGAACGCTCTCAGCTCGATGGCAAGCGGAATCGTTATAAACTCACCCTTACCCTTATAGATGCAGAGATTGTTTCTTCTCACGTAGTCAGGCAGCTCGCCGTATGGGTCCTTCACGCCCTTTCTGTCCTTCTCGTCCTCACTAGCAATCAGCACGTTGTTACCAAGTGCAGCCAGCGCACCAAGGGCAAAAGGAATGGCAAGCATGTTGATAGAAGTGCCCACAGGATGATTCTTCAAGTTCTTCACAAGCAGGTTCGTACTCTGAATACCGGCATTAAAGAACATAGAACAGTGTCTCAGATAGCTAGCCGTAAAACCATACGCCCATCTTTCGGCAGCCTTGACACCAGTCATTTCACCGTTCTTGAAACTGCTGATAGCATCACCGCTACCATGACGGTTGAAGTTGGTAGATACCTCCTTCGCATCATACACCGAACGGATGATAGAGCGGTTACTGTCTCGGCTCGTACAGTAGGTAGCGAATCGGGCGATATTCTCAGCCACCTCGTTCACATTCTCCAGATTACCGAAGAAGAAGTCACGCAAGGCAGCACCTCCCTTGTCAAGCTTGCTGCGCTCAGTACTAACGTCCTTCTTGTACTCCTTGGTCCAGTCCTTCATGTTCTTAATCTGAACCCAGCCAGTTTCGCCGCCGTTCTCCATGAACTCCTTGAAATATCGCTCAACCTTGTTGCTCATATCAAGCGTACCGTTGCGATACTTGGCAAACAATCCCAAGCCCGTAGAACCGCTGAAATCCTTCAAGCTGATGTTCGATGCACCCTTATACAAGCCCAACTGCGCATAGTACTTCGCCCACAGAGCACCATATCTAGCACCCTCCTTGGAAGTCACGTTGCTCGATGCAAACTCTGCATCACGCATAATGTTTCGCATCACGAACTCAGGGTTATAAGATGTACACAACTGTGCCATCATTCTTGAGATAGAACTCAACGGCTTCATGATACCCTTGGCACCCGAGTTCTCCAGCAACCCATTCAACGCCTGCGCTGCTCTAGGATTTCCATTGATAATGAACGCATGGGTCCTTCCGGCAATCTTCACGTCCACGATGTGCTGCGATTTGTTCTCCGCTCTCTGGAACTTATAACCAATACTGCCTCTGCGGTAAACCTTCGATGCAAGGTTCTGCAACGCCTTCGCCTTCATGTCCTTGTTGAAATCAGAAACAATCTGGTTGATTTCGTCAGCAGTAGCATCCTCAGGAATATCAGGATAACGCTCATATACGATACCGGTCATAGGGTCCTTCTCATACCATACACTCGTTTCAGTAATCAAATTATTGTTTGAATTATTTCGCGCGAATCTCGCAAACGCCTGTCTGATGGCATTCATACCTCCGTTCTTGATAGCTCTGTTACCCATCGCACCAATCTGCGCCAGAACGTTAGTCTCACTCAGATACTTGTGTCCTCTTGCTCTCATGATCGTGCTTCCGATGTAGCTCTTAGGGTCGCCCACCTCCGTGATATAACCATACACATCTTCCGCCGTAGCCTCATCATACTTTCTCAAAGGCACATACCAGTTGAACATATTAGATACATGACCGTAGAGTTCGCTGCTGATGATACCATTCTTATAGTCACTGTCAATAGAATACTGGGTAGCAGCCTTCACCTTATCCCAATAGTCCTTAACAGACCCCTTCTTGATACCCTCCATCTTCGCTTCTGAATCCATCACACTCTGAATAGCCTCAGCATCATCGTAAGGGTCAGAAGATTTCGCTACCTCCTGAATAGCGTGAATACCCGAATAGTCATGCTCGCCAGCCTCAAAGTCAGCATCAAAATAATTTCTGATGTTCTCGTCCATCTGTCTGTAGTACTCCTTCAGGTCGATATTGCCAGCCCTCAGCTCATTGTCCAGATACTCCTTATCGTTATACCAACTCTGCTCCAGCGTGTCGGCATCCTGCTTCTTCTTCTCGTTCCTTCTCATCTTCTTCAGGAAGTCACGGACAAAGAACACTCTGTTTCGCTCCAAGCCATGCTTGGTAATCATGTAGAGATTGAAGTTTCTTATCTTCTCATCATCCTTCTTTCCGTCAAAGGCATCCAGTACGTCAGCCATCGCCTTATCCAGAGGCTTCATCACGTTGCGCTCAAACATCTGAGCCGCATCGCTCATCGCACCCTGCATGGTGTTCTGCAGCATATAAGGATTCTCCGAAGAAGCAATATCCTCAATCTTCTTATCAGGCACAATCGCATTCATCAGTTTCTTCAATGAAAGCATATTGTCCATATAGCTCTCGGTGAACATATAGACATGTTCATCAATCGAACGGTGGTATCTGTCAAGTGCCGTAGCGGCAGATGGGGTAGTGCGGAAGTGAATTTCACCATCTGTAGCCTCATTCCACTCAGCCTTGGTAAGGTTATCCATACTGCGAGCCTTGCCGTCATTCCCGTAGAACATGCCATCATGCGCCACGACAGCAGGCATACGGTCATGGTCGAGACGGTATTTCACCGCCTCGGCTCTCATCTTCCAATAAGGGTCATTCTGATTCTTCTGCAAGTTCTTGCTCAACCAGAGCAAATACTTCACATCTTTAGTATTAGGAGCAATACGATAACCGATTTCGTGAAGGAAATCAGATACCTTATTCTTGATACCATTCCAGAAGCCCGGTTCACCCTTGCCATCCTCGGCGAGTCGGGCGATACCTTCCTCAATGGCATCGTAGATATTCAGAGGATTGTACTTTCTCTCCTCATCCACCAGCTTCTTCAAAGCCGCATTCTCAGGCTTATCCAAGTCATACCACACATCACGAAGGAACTTGTCGAATCGTTCATCACCAAACAACTCTCTCATTCCCTTGTGTCCAACCACCTCATGCCAGATAGTCTTCTCGGCAGTATATCGGTCGTGGATATTAGGCATGTAAAGATGCACCTCGCCAGTCTTCCCATCATACCAGCCAGTAATCTTTCTGCCATCCTCAATAGCAGCCCTAGCCGCCTTGCTGGTGATTTCATCAACCGATGAAACCATCTTCACCTTGCCGCCAGTCTTCTGAGCCACCTTCTCCACATGGCTCTCAACCGATGAAGCAGGATAGTTACCATCACCGTGGTCCGTGCGGAACTTGGTGCCGCCGTCCTTGCCCCATACCTTGAAGGCATCCTTTGTCATTTTCACGTCAACGAACTTAGCCTGAGGGAACTCCTGTTCCAGTTCAGCCATCTGCTGCAAGAACTTCTCCTTGGTTTCAGGAGCCTGTCTTCCCGATTCAACGGTAGTGATAGGAACGCCCAGCTTAGCCAACTCCCTAACCTGATTAGGAGTAACCACATTCCAAGGGATAGCCAAGCCAGTGCCCTTCAACTGCTCTGCGATACTCTCAGCCACCTCTGAATCAGGAACCACTCTCACCGCCTTTCTCCATCGTGAAAGCATCACCTGTCTCTGTCTGTCCTTCGGAAGAAGACTGTTCACGGAACCAGAGTGCCATGGTACAAGACCCACGGCATCCTTTGCACCTTCAGCGTGATAGCCGCTAGTCTTCTCGCTTTCAGGAATCTCCCATTCCACAACCTTGATGTTGCCTCTAGCGTAAGCACCGGTAAACTGGTCGTTCATCATAGAAGTGGAAGTGTGCATGTAAGGATTGTAGGCAGCAGGCACATCGCCCTCACCAACGCCCTTATTCTTGTCAGTCTTCACAAGGGTAAACTTGCCGTTTTTTACAAGGTCTGGTCGCTCGTCTGCGCCCATCCACGCACCAATCTCGGTAGCATCGGTACGCTTTCCGTCAATGATAGCAGCCATAGGGGAGTAGAGTTTACCGTCCACCTCCTGCATTCCGCTATACATTCTGAAAGTCTTCTCCTTGTCAAGGCGGTCCAGCTCGTCCTTGTCTGTAACCTTATAGGCAAAGCCCTCGCCTTCAATCTCATTCATGGAAATATCATCAATGGTTTCATTGAAATCATCCATGATGTCGTTGATAGCCTTATCCATCTTATCCTTATCAGAAACCTCAAAGAGTTTTTTGATAGCATCCTTAACTCTTTGCAAGATAGAACGGTCGCCTTTTCTTGCAAATTCATGTGCGGCATTCAAAACTTTATCCCAGATAGACAGGTCCATCGCCTTTCTCTGTCTGGAGTCTGCCATCTGAGCAGTCAACTCGTAAGCATCAGTCAGACCATAAGGTTCTTCCTTGAAGCGTTCCTTATCATTCTTTACCCTATCATAGATTTCGAGGATTGTCTTAACACCCTCTATCTGCTTAGGAGTTAGCACGCCCTCAGCCTTACCTTTCTTAACGAGATTGATAGCACCCATTGTAGCCTCATGAATCATTTCATGCAGAATAACAGTAGGTGCGGCGTAGTCTGGAGCCTTGGTTTTTGTCAGACCATCAATATACAAATCAATGTTTCTATAGATGTCTGCTGCACCAGATCTCTTTTTGGAACTCTCTTCGCTAACCTTGAAAGTAACGCCGAGACGTTTGTTTATATCGAGAACTCTCTGGAAGAGTTCAGCCTTTGCTTTATCTCTATTTGTTTCTTTAAATATTCGTTCAGCGGCTTCAAGTGTGAACGTTCCTCCTGGTTGCAATCCCCAAGTCTCTCTGAGATTCTTTGCTCTAGCGTCTCTATAGGCAAGTTCTCTGTCAGCGACGGCGAGAATGGTCTTATAATATTGGAGTAGATAAGAGCCTCTATTTCCCTTACCGTCATTCTTACCACCAAGATGTCCTCCGATGGACTGTCCTGATAACTTTTCGACTTTTCTTTCATAATCATTCTTGTAGTATTCTATAACGCTTCTGCCAAGATTAGAAAATTCATCAACAGCATAGTCTGCATCATTAATAAGTCTAGACTTATCTGTGTCTTCTGCATGTTCTACAATGTCTTCAATGGCAGAATCAAACTTCTTTTCAATCTGCGAAGATACATCTTTATCTACATCTTCGGGAATGATTCTACTATTCTTAACATCTTTTGTATCTGTTTTAGAATACTGCAAGCCTCGGTCCTCATGGAAGTGGGTGCCTTCATCCTCAGAAGTCTTGCGCTCCTCCTGCACCTTCACGCCCATCTTCGAGAGTCTATCCAGTACTGGCTTCAACTGCTCAGGCTTGAACTCAGCAAGCATATTGTTACCTCTGGTCTCGAAATTATGCCCATCAACCATTTCCAGCAGTTCCTTATCAGTAAAGTACTTGCCGCCCTTCGCCTTGCTCTTTGGTACACGAAGCTCGTAGAAGTTGCCACGATTGTTGTCTATGCGCTTCACCTTTACTTCACCATCCGATGAAGTAACCTCGTCAATACCGCCACGCCAAGATGAAAGCTCAAACTTCTCTGCTACGCTGTTGATAGGTGCATCCGTAGTCAAGCCCTTAGGGTCGAATCGGTCTGGCATCAAGATACCAGTCTTTACCTCGCCAGTATCAGTAGTATATTTCACCAGCTGACCGCCCAAGCCCTGATCCTTACTGTCAACCAAAGCCTGCATCAGGTTACCGGTCACGATATAGCCATCCTTGCGGCTCTCGTTGCTAGTCAGTCTATCCCAACTGTCAAAGTCTTGGCTCAGCACCTTGATATGCTTATCTTCCATGCCAGCAGCTCGCTTAGTCATGTTGTCGATGGCACTGATAACATCAGCCTTGTTGTCACCAGCACCCACCTTGCCAGCGATAGGGAAGGTAATCTTTCGTCTTCCATCCAAGGTAGCGAAAGAAACCGTAGAGGCGTTAGGCGAGAAGTTATCCGTAATCTTAATGTCAATAAGTCTTCCGTAACTGTTGCCGAATCCGCTCAGTTCGTTAGGCTTATTCATGTCCGTAGGCAGAACAAAAGCATTGTTGGTGTCGAAGGTATCAAGCACACGATTGAACATTTCAGCCTTGGCATTCAGGTTCTTAATCACATCGTTCAGCTTATCCTTCTCCTGATTGTAGATAGTATCATACTGGAATCCTGCATTCTTCACAATCTGCTCATCAGTCATGCCCGATTTATCCTGTCCCTTCTTGCCGTCTTTGATATACTTCTCCTTAGCCTTGGTAGCAGCCTTCACCGCACGCTCCTCATACTTTTGGGTCTCGTCCGCAATCTTCTTGTCGAAGTATTCCTTCACGGCAGCCTTCTTCTCGGTCTTGTATTCCTCCCAAGTCTTGCCGCCAGTCAAGCCTTCCTGCGAAGCCTTTACCTCAGCAGCCTTCATAGGTTTCTTCAAGATAGCCATGTTCACCTTTTCTATATAGGTGTTATCGGCAAAGGCGTTGTCGCCGCCCGGCTCAGAACCCTGCTTCCAAACCTCCTTACGGATAGTCTTAGCCTTCAGTGGCAGCTCGGTAATCTCCAAGTCATTCTCACCCATTTCGTTGAGACGCTGAATCTCGTTGGCGTAAAGCTCGCCAATTTCCTGCAACATCTTCTCCTGCTCAGCAACCTTCAGCAATGCCATACGTCCAAGCAACTTGCTTGCATCGGCACCAGCCTCACCATCGCCAACACTTCCGCCACTTGCCACAAGGCTCTGCGGGTCGATTCTGGACAAATCATCGCCGTAGCTATTTTCCCATCCGAATGGGTCTGCCATTCTGGAATAAAGGTCAAGATGCTCTGCCATATACTCACGAACCACCCTGTCACCATACTTGTTGGTAATATCGGCAACGTCCATTTCGTTGAACTTGCTCTTCTGTGAAGAAGTAGTATTGGCATCAAGTGACTTCAACTTAGCCTTGAACATCATCAGCAATCGCTGCTCGGCAGGAATCAGGGAAACCACATACTCGTATGCTGCTCTTAATACCTGTCCTGTTCGATCGACACGTCCACGCATCTGAACCTCATCATTCACGTCAAGCTGCTGCTGAGCCACAATCATCACACGCTTTCTCTGGTCCTTATACTTGCTCGAAGCATGAAGAGAGATACCAGTGGCAGCACTCTTATTCAGAATAAGCGCATCAATCTGACCGTCATTAAACTCTCTTGCCAGTTTCTTCTTGTCGGTATCAGTACGCTTCACCTTGGTAACAGTTCCGTTTTCGTTATACACGAACTCAGTCTGTCTTCCGGTCAACTCGCCAACCTTATAGCCTGCCTTCTGCAACTCGTTCTTGATAACATCAATAGGAGAGAGAGAAAGACCTGTACTTGTCTGCTCAATCTTCTTCTCCAATTCGTGATAAGCCTCAACAGCCTCTTCGCCCAAATCTTCAAGCTTGAAATAACCGCTTTCGCTATTGTCCTTGGCATCCTTCTGAGTATAGCGAAGTGTACCCTCCAGACCCTTCTTCAAGGAAGTACCCAAGTCTGGTGCGTCCATTTCCTCGCCAAGTGCAAGGTTGCCAGTCTGCGATTCATTGGTATTGTTCAACGCAATCACAGGCTTCATGCCCTGCTTCAAATAGTCGATGGCACGCTCTGCTGCAGATTTGGCTTTCAGCGAGAGAAGAACCTGCTGAACGGTATTGAACGCCTTGCTTGCGAAAGGCTGATTCTTGATACCTAAAGATTCTGTACCCTTCTTGATATCCATAGTAGATTGGATGTCTGCCAATTCAATATTACGCTCATCAACGTAACTTGAAACATATTTCTTTTGGAAATTGATAATATCATTAAACAAACCGATGATACTGTCATACTGCTCTCGCTGCTCCTGCACTCTCTCAGGATCATCAATCGCCTTCCAGTCGATGGTTACGCCAGTCATATCTCGCTCACGGCGAATCATCTGACCGCATTGTGTCAATGTCTGGCTCATGATTTCCTGCAAGGTAGCACCACCACGCTTCACCGCATCAATCAAGTCGGATGCTTTCATACCGCCCTCGTTCATGGCAGTACGCAAAGCGTAGATAGGCATATTGTCTGGTCTCTTGGCAAAGGTAGCCGAGAAGAAGGTAACATTCTTAGCCTTCTGAATAATGTGTTGGAAATAGTTTCCCTGACCGCTATTGCCACCAGCCGTGTGGCTTTCGTCAAGGATAAGATAAGCGTTACCCATCAGTTTCTCAATGGCATCACGTCTTTTCTGTCCGCTCAGAGCAGCAGCACCGAATGATTTACCCTTTGCAAGCTTTCTCTCCTTGCGGTTGCCGTCCTCATCAAACTCATATACGCCATTGCTTACTTGGCTGTAAGTAGTCAATACATAGTCGTATTCATCTGGCAGCTTACCGTTCTTTTCAATGTAGTCAAGCACACGCTTCACCTCGCTCTTCGATGGCAAATCAAATACCACGTTACCCTCCGAGTCTGTAATGGTAGCTTCCTTGGCACTACCGAATACAAATGGTCTTAGGTCTGGGCTACCAATATCCACCAAGTCACGATAAACATCACTCAGCAATCCTGCTGTCTTGGTGAAATACACCGGTACCTGCCCCTGCTTCTTGGCGTATCTGATAAGCGAAGCAGCCTGTCTTCCCTTACCGATACCGGTCATGTCGCCGATAATAAAGGCGTTGCCTTTCTTAGCCTGCTGCAAGGCAAGGGCTACAGAATCAACCTGCTCTGCGGCAAGATGAGAATACAAATCATCCTTATCATTATAGCCCAGTTCATCAACAAGAAACTGGTCGGCATCGCCCAACTTTTCAAGATTCTTGTTTACCGCCTCCTGCTGGTCGGCAGGCATCACCGCCTTCAAAGTGAATGGGTTTCCACTCTTTGGCGCATAGGCAACCTTCTCAGTACTTAGTCCACGTACGGATTTGTCCACCCGCTGTAATTGTCCCCGTGGTCCGCTTCCGCTCCCGGTGCTGGCAGGTTCATCAGAACTTGGCTGAGTGTCATTCCCTCCAGCTCCTCCTGATCCAGATACTCGTCCGTCATTGGCTCCAGCGGTTGGTTCTTTGCTTGGAGTAGGCTCTGCCCCTGTTCCGTCTGTTCTACTATCTCCATCAGGAAGTTCTCCATCTTTTCCTGGCTCGGTTCCTCGTTGATTGTCCAAGTCATCATGGGTTCCTGATACGGAAGATGTGTCAGATACGTCAGCCCCTCGCTTACCATCTGGTTCGCTTCCTCCTCGTTCTCTTGCTCGTACTCCCTCTTCATGAGCACCAGCAGCCCCTTGTTTATCAGGTCCTGCGTTAACTTTTCCTCCTTCTTCTCCGATGGAAGAATCCATCCGTTCACCTCGTAGTATATCATCTTCAATTCGTTTATAAAGTTCGTCATAATCTTTCACGGTCTCGGCTCTAGCCTTATCCTTTACTGGTGGAAAGGCATTCTCGTTCAAGCGTCTTCCGTTTATCAAAATAATACGTGTTGGGTAGCTGGTTCCCTGCTTGGCGTAGAGACTACCATCCACATTAATCACGTCCTCCACATTATAGTGGCTATAGAGATAACCAAGGAAAGCCTTATCCTTCGGATTCAGACTTCCGTTCTTGGCGTATTCCGTCTTGCCGCCGATGATAATGGCAGCACGACCATCGTCCTTCATGCTCTCCAAGGCATTGATAGCCATCTGTCCTTCAAGAGAAGAAATCTTGTAGCCGTCATACTCCTTAGGTGTAGCACTACCGAATGGTGGATTTGTTACCACCACGTCAACATCCTTGTCTGCAAAAGGCTGGGTTCCGTCCTGGCTGGTCACATTCTTGAAGCCCTGTCTTCTCAGGTTCGCCAATCGCTGGGCATCAATATCGTTCACATGCACCTTATCCATAGGCAAGCCGATGGTAAGCATGCCGTTGCCGGCACTAGGCTCCAGAGCACTCTCAATCACCTTGCCGTTGCCCTTCACATACATATCCGCAAGGAAAGCGTAAGGGGCAGGGGTAGAGTACTGCTGCTTCATCACTCGCTCAGAATCACGCTGGTTGAGGCTAGGCTGATTCTCATAGAGCGTCTTGATGCGTTCAAACTTCACGGCATCATTGGTTGATTCAGAAGAAGCGATACCTCTTGCTCGATTAACAATAGCAGTCTCAGCAAGCTCCTGAAGATCTGTGTCCTTAATATCCTTCAAACCAACTCTCTCAGCTATCTTTCTCAGCTCAACAATACCGTTAAACTTATGCTTGAAACCCAACTTTATGTTCACGGCATCAATAAACTTTTTCTCAGCCTGCTTTCTTTCCTCGGCACTCTTGGAGTCACCCACCAGATTCTCCTGATGCTTAGGTGAAGTTTTCTCGTAGTAGTCAGCCCATTCCTTCAAGCTCATACGCTGTTCGCCGTCACGATAGCGGATATTCATCATCTGCTCATAGATAGCATCCACGTCTTCCTTCTTGAAAACCTTGGCAGCAGGCGCAAACTCCTTGCGCATTTCCTTCACCACGTCTTCAAGATTGTGCATGCCTCTCTTGATTCTCAGATAAGCATTTTCAGCCATGGCACCAACAAGCTTAGGCAACAACTCCAACTGCTTAGAGTTAAGACCGATGAATGAGGCAGACAATTCATCCTTGCCGGCATTCATGAGTTCTTTCCAAAGGTCATTGACCTTCTTGTTGGAAACAGCCACTGCTGCATCGTCCGCCGTCTTTACGTCATTCTTCACCTCATTATTCTGAGGCTTATTTTCGTTTCTCACGATGGAACTATCAGTTTCACCCGATGAAACACTTTGTTCCTCGGCTGGAACAGATTCGTTAGTCTTAACCTTGTCTCTGGTCTTAACAAAGATGCTTTCGTAGATGGCACGGTGCAAATCGTCTATCACCTCTCCGTTCAGATAGTCTAGAGCCATACCCTTCACCACATCATCAACGTCAGCCTTCATGATCTCCTCCTCGGTCAGAGGATGCTCCTTCTTAAACTCAGCGGCAGCCGCCTCAATCGGGTTAAACTTATGGTCTGGCTTCTCTTCATTAGGAAGGAGTGGGAGACCGCCTTCATCAGACGTTTCGCCATTCATCTTCTTCATGTACTCGATGCCGTCGTGAATCTCCTTTTCTGCTTCGGCAATATCATCAGGATGCAGACGCATCAAATTATCGTTCAATCCCTTGATTCTTCCGATAAGCCAAGATGCCTGTCTCTTATTCAGCTCCACACCTTCAAGCTGCTCTCTTGTCGTAGGGTCGTCCTTAGTCAGACTCTCCAGAAAAGCTAACTGTTTTTCCGAAGCAGGCTCAACTGGCTCATTCTCAATTCTGTCAAGCATGTTTCTTGCCATGCTGAGAATACCAGTAATCGTATTGCTGCGAGAAGGCTCTTGTCTCCATTCATCGTGAGGGATGCCATAATAATCATCAAGCAGGTCCTCTGCTTTGTAGAGAAGCTGGAAAGCATCATCCTTCTTCTTGATTCCGCCTTTCTCAATCTCTTCAATCAAAGCCTTCTTGCGGTCGTAGATAGGACCCTCTGGCATTTCTTCCGCTTTGGCATTTCCATCAATACGCTCCAAGACACCAGTCAAGTCACCATACTTCTTGCCATCAAACTCATAGTATGAACCGGTGTAATCGCCGTCCTTGTTTGGCTCATCCACTTTCATCACCTCCTTGTCACCATCAATCAGATACTTCTTCTTATAAATGGTGCCATACTTACCTTCAACCTCAAATTCCTCGTCAGTCTCGGTAATGCGCTTTATGAGTTCCTTGTTTACTAAGTCGTCTGGTTCTTCTCCTGTTTCTGCAGGTTCATTTCCTCCTGATGCTTCCTGTTGAGGTTTTTCATCGCCTGAAACATCATTGCCTCCTTCATTTTCTGAATGTCCTGTTCCATAATCTTGCCATTTCTTAAAGTCCAAAAATTCTTTTAATAACTCTTCCTTGGTAGGAGCAGCCTCAAAGATACTGCCCTCGCCAGTGTTCCTAGCGGCAGCAATGCGGTTGTACTCATCAAGCAAATCTCTGAAATCAGATACCTTGCCCTCCAAGGCTAAAGCCATCATCTGAGAGATAGAAGGGTAACGCTTAGCTGCATCCTCACCATACATGTCCGATGTTCTCAGCAGCGTATCAACCTTATTGCCACCCTGTCTTGCCTCATAGAGCAACTGGATAGCCTGATCTATCTCGTCACGAAGAGAGAACTCGCCCAGTTTCATGTTGTCTATCACCGAGCGGATAGCGTTGATAGCCTTATTCTTCACCGTAGAGTCGATGCCCAGCATTCTGATAGTCTCAGGCTTGAAGATGGAACCCAAGAGAAGGTTCTTCACGAACTCCCTGCCCTGTGCTGAAAGTCGCTCAGGGCTTTCCATCATCTGTGCCACCTCGTTCTGTCCGATGATGCCTTTGCTTACTAACGTCTTAATAAGGTCGTTTATTGCCTTGGAATTGTTAAAGAAAGCATCAAGAGAACCATTTCCATCAATCTCGGCAACGATAGCACCTATCTCGTCAGAAGTCAAGGTCTTAGACTTAGCCACCGCCTGCTCTGTGTTGCTCTGAGTCTTCTTCTCGTTGCGGTTGAACTTGGCGAAGGTAGCCGCATCGTATGGCAATCTCTCATCCGTAACCATTACCAGGCGAGGATGCTTGATACCGCTCTGCTCAATCTGCTCTCTGGTAAAGCCGAAGTTCTCGGCATTCTCCAGAAGGTCGTTGATGTATTCTCCGTCCGTGCCTTCCTTTGCCGCCTTCTGTCCTGCCATGGTTCTACCGTTGCCATCATAAACGATACCTTCGTCAGATACCACTGGCACCTGCTCGATAGCCATGCCATTATACTTTCTGGCAATCTGGTCGGTATTCTGCTGAGCCTCCTTATCGTGTTCATAGTCACGATCATTCACGGTTCTGCCCTCAGCATCGGTAGGGAAACCCTCTGATTTCTTATAGCCATTATTTACATCATGAGAAGGAGTAAGACTTTCAGCCGGAACAATCTCATAGTGCCCCTTAATCTTGGTTTCTCCGTCAGGCAGCATTCTTGTGCGCTTGTTTCCCACAAGTCGTGGCGCATTCGCAAACTTCTGTGCAGCCACACTGCCAGCTTCATGTGCGCCCTCTGTCTGTTCGGTACTACCCACAGTCTCGGCAACCTTCTTGGCAGTCATAGCCTTCTTGATATTCTGAGCGTGGTCCAACTGCTTCTTGGCAGCTTCAATGGTCTGGTTCTTCAAAGCCTCCTGCTCCATGATGTCGTTAGGCTCGGCGGTATAGTCCACCTTCATCTTCTCGGCATCCTTCAAAGCATTCTCAGCTTTCTTAATCTGTCCGTCCACCACCTTCTCAGCATTCTCTCCGAAATCCTCAGTAAGAATCTCCGCACTCTGCTCAGGAGTCATACTAGCATAGTCTGGCGTAGGTCTTCCCTTACTGTCCGTAGCCATAGGAACATCTGAACCATCTGCAAACTTTCTGCTAGGCTGAGGCTGCTCTTGTGGTACTAAGTCCTCATTTGTGGTATTATCTTTGCCCGAAGTGGTATCAACTTTTGTTAAAGTGGTATTATCTTTTGTTAAATCACCCTCTTTTGTGGTACTATCTTCCGATTTTGTGGTATTATCTTGTGGTGCCTCCTGCTCTTGCTGCGCCTTGGCAGCATCCTGCATCGCCTGCTCCTGTGCCGCCTGATTATAAGGCTCAGAGTTCTTCATCTGCAATCTCTGACGATACTCAGCAGCAAACTGGTCGATAGGCTGATTCTGGAACAGAGTAACCTCATCTGCCTTCACATAGACCATTTCCTTGGTGTTAGGGTCCAGACAGACAAGCATATCACCGCTACCTTCCTTCGCCTTGCCTGTAGTCTGGTCGAAAGAAACATCACCCGAACCAACAAGAAGGGTTCTGCTGTTGCTGTCCTGTACATACAAAGCCTGCTCGCCGTCCATCTTCTGACCGTTCAGCGTTCCGTGATAGCTCCAATCAGAAGTAAACTCCTTCACGTTTTCCTCGATGGCATCAGCAGTAGCCTGCTGCATACCCTGCACTCTAGCGTTCGCATTGATATATTGGGCAAGTGGGGTCAACTCTTCTTGGGTCAATCCATTCTGAATGAGTGCATCGTAAATCTGTGCCGGTGTCAAGCCCTGCTGGTGCAATTTCTCAAACACCTGCTTGAAAACATCGTTTCCTTCCATGGCAGCATCAAGAGCTTGCTCTGCGTTGCGAAGATTTCTCAATTCATCCAATACCACTTCGCCGTTCGGCTGCTCGGTGCCAAGGTTATTATCCTCAGCCGCCGCCTTACCTTGGCTTGCAGACTGGTCTTCATGTGGTCTTCCGCTAGGGAAAAGTTCATCTTCCAGTGCTCTCTTTACACCATAGAAGATTTTATTCTCCTGGTCGGTACGCTTCATCGGGTCCTTTTGCATGATCTTGTCAATATCAACATACTTTTTCCCGGTGCCGTCGATTATCACCTGTAATGCGTTTCTGAAACCACCAGCAACCTCTGTGTTTTCTGATTTCAGATCGCCATACAATCCGTTATTATTCACATACTTCTCCCAGTCAAGATAGAGCGCACTCTTCGGGTTGCGCAAGTCATTAATCAACTGGGCGTTTTTCGGGTCTGTAACATCTTTGCCTGTGTCATATCCGTTATCACGGAGGAAGCCAAGTGCCAGACTGGTAACATTTCCGTCCTCATCAGTCAGCTGCATATCCTTCATCTTGGAATAACCAATAAGCGAGAGCATATCATCGTTGTCACGATAAAGCTTCTGCTTGTAAAGGATGGCACGACGTTCATCGGCATTCTTATAAGATGTACGTGTAAGAAGGGTCCCATCCTTGGTGTATTCAAGAATCTGCTTATTCTTCACATCGTTCACGCTGCGGTAGCTTCTGCCCCTTGTGGTGTTGAACAATCCCATGGCTGCGTTCACCTTCTCCTTGGTGCTCTGAGAAACCTCTGGGTCTGCCATGAAGTCTTTATATAAAGATTCTGCAATATGCTTATCTAATGTTAGATTTCCTTTCTTGTCACGAACACTCTTACTTTTTGCATCAATATCCACAAAAGCATCCATCAGGTTCTTTCCCGATACAGAAGAAATCAGCTCGTTCTTCTCATCTGGAGTAAGACGAATATCCACGGCGATAGGGGAACCGTTGGCATTCTTGCCAATCACGAAATGAGGATTGGCATTATGGGTAAGATTATACAAGGCATTTCCGATATGAGCGTAATTCTTAGGCTCTCCTGCCTTGAATGCGCCCACCATCACCACGTCTTCAAGCCAAGTACCAAATGAAATGTCCTTATCACCAGTGATATTGTCGGCAACCATCATGGTTCCAGCCTCAACGCCGAGACCTGCGGCAGTAGCACCAAGCTTCTGTGTGCCATGCAGCCATTTCTCGCCTGTGCTCTTCTCCAAGCCAGTGATACCGAACTTTGATACCCAAGGAGCCATGACTGCACCCGATACTCCGAACATCGCACCAGTGGTAGCACCATGCTCGAATCCTTCCAATGCCGCCTGACCCAATGCCGACAATGAAGTATCATCACCAGTGGATGCCTGTCCTAAAGCTGCGGTAATACTGGAGTAGCCACCAAGGTTGAGCGCACTCTTCGCCGTTCCTTCCACCAAGCCAGAAGCAATCTTCTGTGCCATCGTCATGTTTGCAGCCTTGAAAGCCAACTGCTGTGCGGTAAGCTTGGCACCTGCTTTCACCAGTCCTGCCTTGGCGAGACCATTCATCAGGACCTGCTTACCCAAATCCACAGTCAAATTGGATGCGCTTCCCGTCATTCCGAGAATAGGGGAGTCCATCGCCATGTTAGCCGCCGTAGAAACGAAACGTGCGCCCATGCCAGACTTGTAACCTTCGTTAGCCTTGTAGCCGTCAACGGTAGGCATTTCCTCCAAGCCGTCTGCAATAGCCATCGCCTCCTGCTCTCTGGCTATCTGCTCTCTCGATTTATCCTGTCCGGCAGACAAGGTTCCCAATATGGAATCGCTGAGTCTTCTCACTACATATTCCGTGGCACTCTGAGGCAGAATCTCTTCAATGTTCTTAACGCCCAGTATATTCTGGGCACGCTGCATCATGTGAGGAGTAACATACTTGTCAACATACTCTTCCACGCCCATGTTCAGCTTGTCGGCACTCTGCATGATGTGCTCCTGCAATCCCTTCTGGGAGTATATTTCCTGCAACTTGGAACTGAGTGTGTCTGCAAGTACGTTCTGTCGGTTTCTGATCCTGTTGTCCTGCAAATCCTTCCACGCCTTATTTCTCAGATAGGCATCATTGCCAGCTTTCTTCAAAGCCTGCTGATACTGAGACCAAGACAAATCATCAGCCTCCTTCATCGAAGGTGCAATAAGAGAATCAATCTCAGGTGCAATGGTGCCATATTTGCCGTCATTCTGGGTAAATTCATTACCCTCCACCTCATATTTGGCAAGTGTTCTTGCATCATCCTCTCGCTGCTGCTTGGCTCTAGCCTGTCTAGCCTCTGGAGTAGAAAGCTGCTGCATCGTCTCGTTGAAATTCTTGGCAGTAGGAGTTATCCTGCTTCTACTGATAGGGGTTGCTCTATGCTGCTCCTGACGTGCAGACTGTTCTTGTGCTCTCTGCATGCGCGCGCGCATATTGCTAGCCTGAGCCTGCTGCATCGGGTTCATCTGGTCGTTACGCATGTGCATCAACCGCCAGTTCTGCATGTAGTCTGTACCCGAAGCAGTAGCCGTACTTTGTCGCTGAGGCTTATTCTGAGCCAGAGGCTTAACCTGCTGATATTTCGGCTGCTTCAAAGGCTTTGTCTGCTGATACTGCGCCGCCACTTCCTGCGCTCTCTGCTTCATAGTAAGAGGCTTCTGCTGCTGAGGCTTCGGATTTACTGCGTGAAGTCCGAGTCGCTGTGCAAACTCCTCATACGATTTACTGGAAACAGCACCATCGGCGTGAAGCGCATCATAGAGCTGCTTTCTGTTATGATAGCCCTGCTTGCCAGGCGCATACACGAACTGTCTGAAATGTTCTCTAGTTCCTGAAACTGCGCCATCGGCTTTCAAGGCGTTATAAAGTTGGTCAAATTTATCTCCAGCCATATATTATATATTAATGTTTATAAACCAAGTTTCTTAGTATTCTTATAGCCGTTCTTCGACTTCTGGGTAGGCTTGCCTCCACCAGAACCCTTTGGAGCAGCCTTCTTCTGTGCAGCAGCTTTGGCAGCCGCCTTCTTCTGTGCAGTCTGCTTACCAATCTGGGTAGCAATAGAGTTGCCTCTTGTGGTATTCGATACCTTCTTGATACCACCCCTAGAGTAAACTTCCTGACTTGTAGTACTTGAAGAAGGCGTATCTGTCTTATAGCCAAGTTCGGCTGCTCTGGCAATCCAGCTCTTTTCGTTCTTGAAATACTCAGTCTGTCCAGTTTCAGGGTTATAGAGCGAATATCCGCCGGCAGAACCGCCACTGCCTCTTCCGCTGCCTCCGCCTGATCGTCCGCTTCCACGCTTGTTGATAGACTGCTGTCTGAGACCATTGGAGATAGCCGCCTGCTGCTCTCTGAACTTGAACTGTCTTTCCCAGTTATCCTGCTTCTGCTTATCCTGCTCCGCCTGTCTCTGAGCAGAAGCCGCATCCTTATCCCTGCGGTAGTCGAACTTATCCTTTGCAAGCTGCGCATTCTCACCACGAAGCCCCATCAGATACTCCTTATATACCTTGTCAGCCTGCGCCTTTCGGTTCTCCAAATCGAACTCCGCCTGCTTGTAAGCCGCATCAGAAGCCGCCGCCGCTTCTCTCTGTCTCTGCGCCTTTCGGTTCTGATACCCCTGTTCCATCATGGCTGTAGGGTCATTGAACTGCTGAAGAGGCGCACCCTTGGAAGTGTTAACGATGTTAGCCATGTGGCGGATGGCATCGGCGAAGGCTGCGATATTCTCCCTGTTGGTAGTCATTCGGCGGTCATACTCATCAGGAGTCTCGCCCTCTCTCATGCCCGGTCTGTTCTTGGGAATCAGCTTGCCAAGCCACCCGAAGAATCCGCCATCCCTCTGTGAAGGGTCTGCCTCAAATTCTGGAGCCTGCTTGCTCTGTGCCGTCTGATAGCCGCTTCCCTGCGGAACGAACTCTTCCTGCTTCGGCATCTGGGTAAAATCCGTTACTGGAGCCGCCCCTGTCTGCAATGGCTGAGGCTGAAACTTTCCCATGGCATTACCGCCCTGCTGAAAGACGTTCACGCTAGCCACCGCTGGAATGCCGCCCTGTGGAGCACCCTGCATCACCTGATTGCCGCCACCCATCACCTGATCATAGTCGGGATGTCTGGCTCGCATCATGTCCAAAGCCGCCTGTGGATACCCACCAATAGTAATGGGTGCCCTCTTCGGCTGCTGTGTATCTTGATTGTTTACTCCTGCCATACGTCTTTTACTTTCTTTAGTGCATCAACAACATCCTTGCCGCACAACACAATTACGCCAGAAAGGTCTTTGCCTTCCTCTGCATTATCAACACAATCCTTTTCTTGAAGTTTCATCAGTTCTTCCACGCTAATTTCTGGTGTAGGAATGCGAGGCTTCTTGTCTGGGTCAGAGCACTCATAGACAATATCGGTACCATCGAAACGAAGCGCATACTTCACACGCTTACCTCCATGATTGATGATGAAGCTCAGTTCTTGCTCGTTGCAAATGTCTTGATTGATAGGATTCCAAAGACGCTCACGAGAAGCACGGCTAACATACAACTTGATAGCCTCAGCGTTGCGCTTCCAGTCGATGCCGTTACCACGTTTCTCCAATGCGCTAATTTGCAACTTCAAAGCTCTAATCTCCTCGTCCTTTTCTGCAATCACCTTCTCTTTATAAGCGAGAGCACTCTCGGCACTCTTCAAAGCCTGAGCATCAATCTTGTCAACAACCTTGTCTGCAATTTTCTTCTTCAACTCATCAATAACTTCATTTTTTTCGTCTAGTTGCTTCTTGTATATACGTTCGTTGTGACGATTCTTATTGATAGTCTTCAACTTCTCCTTCAACCCCTCATTCTCCTTCATGTACTTCTGGCTTACCTCAACCAGATTCTTCTCACGAATCTTAGAAAGGCGAAGTTCCTCTGCAACGTCAGACAGAACAGCGTTCTTGTCCTTTAACATCTGCTCCAAATCCACATTCTCGCCGAACATCTTTATCTTTCCTCTTAGGTGTCTAGAACTTTCCTTTCGTAGCTCCTCAATCTTCAAGTTCTTTTTGTGAATGATGCCGTTCAGTCGGGCAATCTCCTTGCCGAGACCCTTAATCTGTTTTCGGTCAATTTTATCGTTGTGCTTTTTACAAGCATTCAAAACCGTAATCTGATTCTCCAGATTTGATTTCTCCTTGGTAAGCTCTGCAATCTTCTTTGCCTGCTCATCCAACAAGGCATCATTGAACTGGGAGGCTGATTCTGCAAGGGCAGGGTTTCCTTCCTTTCCTTCCTCTTTGCCAGGAACAGGCGCATTGCTATGCTCTGCTAGCTCCTTCGCCAATCTAGCTTTGCGCTCATTAAAGCGACTGACTTCCATCATGAGAAGATAACCGGCAGAACTAACAACCTGCATGGCTTCACAAATTTCAGGATTCTCGTATTCGGTAAACGATTCACTAACACTAGAAGTTTTAGTAGTAGCTTCCTTAAAACAGAAACCTTCTTTCTTCAATATCTTCTTTGCTTCTTCAAATGTCATATCTATTTTGTTTTAATGTTTAACTTCATTAACACTTCCCGAAAATTCAGGGGTGGGGAAAATCGGAAAACCGAAATCCAGAAAAAGGGGGTGGGGGCGGGATTTTTATTTATGTATTTATCTACTATAATTTGCAACGGTGGTCAAAGGGGGTGGGGGGCTTGGGGTGTCCTCTACGCCTCGCCTGCCCTTGCCTTGCCGTCCTCGTCCTCGCCCGTACCTTCTCCCTTGGGCTGCTACCCCTTCAACCTCTTCTTGGCTCCCGTGGCTAGGTCTAGAGGGTCATAATGCTGTCCCACCTCGTTGTAGCCAGCAGGGATAGGGTCTGCCACGGCTCCCTTGCCGTATTGGGCTTCGTATGCCACTCCAGTTGGGTTGACTTTAGGGGTTTGTGTTACATTATCGTTATCAACTCCACTTGCCGAACTGCCTAACTTACTGCTACCTTGTGACTTAGCCCCTTCGAGTTGTGACCCCAATTGGTTCACACCGAAATTGAAGAGGGCATTTGACGCATTTTGGGCTGCATCGCTCGTTGCCTGCGCCTTCTGCTGCTCGATTTGCTGACGTTCTCGTGACAACTGCTGCGTGTTGGCAAGATGAGCATCCTCCACATGCTGCTTGCGTGCCGTGTCCTGCGCTGCCACGTTGGCTATCGTGTCGCCCATAGCCTTGTTAGCCGCTTCCTTCGCCATTGCCACGCTTGCAGCAGTTCCACCGCCAACCGCTGCGGCTCCATCAGCCTTGCGGACGTACTCATCCTGCACCTCCTGCGCTCTTCTCATAAGGTTTTGCCCTGCCTTGGTGTCAAGGTAATCGGTATTGTAATTCTTGTCGTACCAAGCCTTTTCAGCGTTGGTCCTGTACTGATTCTCGGCTTGTGCTCGTCTAGCCGCCTTCTTAGCCTTGTTAGCACCAAAGATGGAGGAGCCAACACCAAGTGCCAAGGATGCAGCACCCATGACCCACTCTTTGCGCTCTCCAAGCAGTTTGGAAGAGGTCAAATCCTTTGGTAATCTTGTCAATATTTCGCTCATAATCTTGATATTTTCGTTTGTGGGGGCAAATATATAATATTTAGAGGTTCGTTTTGCCGTGTTTCCATTCAATGATTTTTACCGCTCCAACCCGTCAAAGTGTTAGTCGGGGCGCAAACATCTACGAAACCATTTAACTCATGCCCTTCAAAACTGCCCATTTTGTAAACAAAAGTACAAAACACCCTTAAAACGTAACCGCTTGATAATGAGGATTTGAGTCTCAATCGATCCAAAGGGGAAACACAAGCCGAGTGTAATATTATTTCGTATTCTTCATAGTTGGGTCGATTTAGGCTGATTTTTCGTCTTGCATTAATAGGTACGCACGTACGAATAAGGAAGTCATTAAGAAGATTTAACGCTGCTCTTGATAGGTTTGCAGGTGATTTCAAAGCGAACTCCTCCCATTTCTGCCGATTTTTGCGATTTTCGGGCAAATGTTCGGGATTCTCCTCAAATTCGAGAGTTTTGAGCCATATAAGAGCCATTTTAAGCCCATCTAGAGCCGATTTATGTTTTTTTTCGGGGTATTGGCGGTTTCGTGCAGGATTTATCGCTCATCTAGGATGAAGGCTTCTAGATGCGGTTTGGACATGCTTCGTGTATCATCAAGGCTTAGGGCTTGCCTTGCATAGGTGTTGTGTGGTTCTCATGGTGTGTGCTTCTCTCTCTATTTGGTGAGGTTGGCAGGGTGGGGGGGGAGGGAGGGGGTGGGGGGAGTTAAGGGGGCAGCGCCCCCACGGGGCTACGCCCCTCCCCATGCCGTGTGGGGCTAGCGCCACAAATCTTGCAGCCACTTGCCGAGGTGGTACACCGAATACAAGTAGCACACCACGATAATCAGTTGCAGGAACCATTCTACATACTTCACGGATGTGGTCTTAGACTCCTCCACTTTCCCGAATGCGTAAAAGAGGTAGACGATGCCGAGGAATGAGACCGCACCGAATACGAGCCACATGATAAGTTCTATCATCTTGCTATCGTTTTAATTTCCTCCACCTGCTTGAAGAACTCCTCCAACGTATCAGCCGTATAATGGATGCCCTTGTAGCGCACGAACGCTGCAAACTCCTTCGAGGTATCAACGACCCTCAAAGGCTCTTCACCTAGAAGAGTGGATAACTTTACGTTCAACTCTTTCGCTATTCTGCAAAGCATATCAAGCGAAGGTGTTGTTTTGTTCGTTACGATATAACTAATCGTGACTGGTGTAACACCCAGTTTCTCGGCTAACTCCTTAGATGTAACGCCCTTTTCTCTCAAAATCTCTTTAAGATTTATCTTTATTGTACTATTTACTTTGAATGCCATAAAATATTACCTTACTAATTAGGGTGCAAAGATACGAAAATTAAACCGATATTTTACTTAATATCTGTAAAATTAAGGCAATATTTTACTAATGAGAGTTAAAAATAAGGCTTAATTTGAAAATAAGTGCCTAAAAATTTGGCAGAAATAAAAGATTGCCTTATCTTTGCACTCGAAATCAAGTTAGTTTGGTTTCCAAAGCGGAGCGATGGCACATTAGTGAATTGATGAGAAACAACCGCTATAGAAATAGTGTTAGTCAGCAATACGGAGAGGTAGAACTCTGTAACACACCGAGGACATCGTACACCGAGTTAGTGACACTCTCAAAGCACACCGCCACGGCACAGACGAACAAACCCCACACGGAAGTGGTTAAAACGCTAGTCGTGTTAGACTAGAGAAATATCGAAACACGTTGACCCACGAACGTTAAACGAAGGGAGCTAGGCTGCATGAGGCTTGCAGACGTTGGGAGCAAACGTACACCTGCACTTTAACTAGATGTATAACAATTTAATAGCAACAATTATGAAAAAGTTTTTAGTTATCAGAGTATAGTTCAAGCCTTATTAAAGGTGCATTTGACGACGAGCGCAAGGCACAAACCTATGCTGATTTGTCAAACGAAATAGAAGACACGGATGGTGTCAGATATTACGTTGCGGTGATTAAAGAGGACTTCTTTGCAGAAAAGTAATATAGGATGGGGAGATAAGGGGCAGCGCCCCCACGGGGCTAGCAATAGCCCCTCTAAAACATAAGATTATGGCAGTAGCAAAGAAGATAGAGTTAACGGCTAATCAGTTGTGGGTACTTAAGTATATCCTGCATGAGGTTGCCAGTAGTGAGGAAGGAGCTAACGGCATCTACCTCACTCCAAAGGAAAGAGTTTCACTCGGACAGATAAGAAGTAAATTGTAAAGGTATGAAGAAGGAGATATCAGAAGCGGAGGTGGCTTTCATCAGAAGAGCACTGAAGCATTTCCAAAATTGGTTGGGAAGCGGTGAGGAGCCAGTGCTTGACAACCTAGTAAGTAACTTTTAAATAGACAAGGTATGAAGAAGTATATAGTAGTTAGAGAATACATTGACCCCGATAAGGAGCCAAAAGTTATTGGGCAGTTCGAGACAAGACGAGGGGCTGAGACATTTGCTTGGGGTAGCGATGGCAAATGCTGGGTGTATGAAATGAGTATGTAACAATGTGTGGGGAGATAAGGGGGCAACGCCCCCACGGGGCTGCGCCCCTCCCCACGTCAAACATCAAGACTATGGCTAAGGAAGTACATGTTATATTGAAGGGTGATTGCTATTCGATGAACACTTATTGCAGCACCCTCAAAGAGTTTTTGGAAATGAGACATCTTAAGAGAAGTGACGTTTCCGATTGGTGGAAGGAGTAATGGTATGATTACAATAACAGAAGAACAGATTTGCGGAGGGTGTAAACATCACGTTTACCACTTCTCCCCAATCTCACAAGATTACGATTACTATACTTGCAGGCTGCATAAAAGCCCAAGCAAGTGTAATCAAGGTATTAACGATTAAACAGACAAAAGATTATGGGAAAATATTTGGTAAAAACGTATAGCGTTATCAGACAAACAAACGGAGATACATTTGAGCGTGAAGGTTTTTCCAAAGTGGTTAGCGAGAAAGTATTAAAACTTGCAAAACAAGCTAACAAGGAAGTTGGATACAAGTACGTAGGACGCTTTAAAGATACACAAGGACGCTATTACACCAAGTATGCGTACGTGGCTGAGGCGTTTTCAACCGAGGAACGTAAAGTTACCTACTTCGTAACAATAACAAAATTAAAATAAGGCTTATGGAAAAGACAATAACACTTACAAGTGATGAGATATACAATATCACATCAGCTATTAACGATAGAATAATCCTTCTAGAGGAAACTATTTCAAGCCACAATGATATTCCTATAACGCACAAGCGATTAAAGGAGTTCAATGAGATTAAGGCAAAGTTGAACTATTAAAGTTAAGAGTTATGGCAGCAGATAACATTATAGAGTCTTTCAAGGTAGTAAAACGTTCCGACAGAGTTGTAACGTTTCCAATCCAAGCAACTCGTGTTGATGATGAGGTCGCAAAGCGCATCAAGGGGAACATGAAGGACGTTGGCTACAGATATGTAGGACGTTTCAAGGACATGTACGATAACACATACACTCAATACGAGAAGCGTAAGGAGTCTTCAAACAAGGAGTGTGAAGTTATCTACAGAATCAAGATAACAAGATTAGTATAACGATTAAATAGAAGATATTATGGCAGTAAAAAGAGACTTCAAGGAAGTATGCAGCGCATTTGACAACTTGCGTGAAGCGTTAGGCGACAATGCTCTATTGGACGGACTTTACAGATTTATCGGCACAAATGAGTTAGCCGATTATCTTGAACTTATCGCAGAGGACGAGGATATTTATTTGGGCTATGATGGCGAGGTAGATACTTCACGACCTTATGACGATGAGGACGAGGAAGAAGAAGAGGAAGAAGAATAGTAACTAACTAGGTGGGGAGCAATCCCCACCACAATACTACAAGATTATGAGAAAGAAATCATTAGAGATTTTAAATAAGCAGCAAACTCGTATGACAGAGTATTTAATGCGTGACTTTGACAAAAGCACCATTACTAGAGCTGATTACGACAAAATTATCGACAGAGTTAATAAAATAGAACGTATTTACTATACGTACAGAAATCGCATATATAAGTTACATGGCTTAGATTTAAGAAAAAATAAAGACATCAAGAAAAAGCGTAAAGTTTACTTCAACGCCTATCACACCAACAAAGAGTATATGAACATTTAAATAGATACGATTATGAGAAAGAACAAGACTTACGAGCAGCAGAAGAAGTACTATGACGAGTACAACGAGCATGAGAGTTTAGGAGCCATCTTTATGTATTGGCTTGAATGCGGCAACGAGACCGCAGCACAGATGCAGGAGACCTACAGAGAGTGCAACAGAGAGTGCAAGGAGTTCATTTGGGAAGACCTCTACCACCTTTGTAACAACGAAGAAACTTTCGATAGAGAAACGTTCTACAAGTTCGTTAGAATCTTCAACTTTGGCAAGAAGTAAAAAGCCGCAGCGGTCAGCGAATAGAGGAGCACATCACGTTCAAGCCGTGAGACCGCACAAGTATAACAATTAAAAGAAAGGAACGAAAATGAAGAAAATTTTAGCTTTGAAAGAGTATTGGAGTCTAATCAACGAGATAAGCGACTATCTCAGAGAAGACCATGACACCATTACCACGAAAATCAACGGAGTTGAATACGTAGTGTACAAACGTCTAAATCCCGACTATGTGGAGTTTATGAACAACGAGACGAAGGAAGTCACTTATGTTGATATTATAGACGAGCCAACCGAGACTTCAAGCCTTTTGGTTCAGTCAGCAGTAAACGAAATAAGATATAGAAAGGGTTAAGTTATGGACATTACGATTTTTGTTTTATGCGTTTTGTTTGGAGCCGTAGCAGGCTATCAGATTAGAGCGGCTAAAGATATGGAGGACGAGTAAAATGAACGTTATAAGAGCAACAAAGACTGCACGAAACAGAGTTGACGTAGTTTTCACTGGGGACAAGTATTTGTTCTTCAATCCCGACAATGGGTTGATAGCTTTGGCACAGAGACACGAAGCAGGTTCGGGCTTGTTCCATGTGCAGCGCACGGAGCAGATAAGCAAGAAGATGATAGAAGAGACCATCACGGACAACGAACCATCAAGTATTATTGTGTTAGGTTTTGAATATCATTACGAGGACAACAAGCCTCAGCATACACTACCATACGTAGTGAGTATTAAACTAGAAAAAAGATAAGAACATGAAGAAGAGCATTAAGTTAGTATTGGTAGTGGCAACGATAGTTGCCCTACCTATCATGGCAGCAGGCATGCAGGATGATAGTAAGGACAAAGAAGCCCTTGTGGACTTCATAGAGTACTGTAGAACTTGCGAGAACCTCAGACAAGTGAATCCGGCAAAGGACTACGCCAAAGCCAGCCTTCACGAACTGAAGAGCGCAGCACGTTTCTATGAGGATCAAGAGAACTTCTTGGACTGCACCGACTATCAGCACCAAGCAGAAGTTAACAAGATTATCGGCAGAAACTATGCCGCTAGAATGGTTAACAATAACAAGTAATAAATTTAAAATTATAGGAGATTAAGAATATGAGTAAGACAGAATTATCACCATTTGTGCAAGCCATGTTAGCTTTGCGCAAGCACGAGATTGAAGAAGCATCCCATCACATAAATGAGGAGCGTAACAAGAACATGAATTTTATTAAGGCACAAATTAAATTATAGGAGATTAAGATTATGAAAGCAGAGAACGCAGTTAGATTGAGTGATAATTTGGTAGGTTTTGAGGTTTACACCATACAAGACGTAGTAAAGGCACAAGACGCAGGACTTGAACTTATTAATAAAGACGGAATAGGATACGACTACTCTGTAGTCATAGAAGATGAAGACGGAGAGGATGCCGAACGAGAGCCAACCGAGCAGGAAGTGTTCGAGCGCATCACAAAAGACCTCGCAGAAGGGGATGAGGTTTACGCCTGCATGGGCATCGCAGATGATTGGTCAGTGCAGGAAAAGGCAGCCACCACAATGCGCACCAACTTCTATGTAGGTCAGAAGGTCTATCTTATGCGTGATAACAAGATAGTTGAGGACGAGATTATCTACATCAACATGGTGATAGGAGGAGGCATGGAAGTATGCAAGCTTGTGTTAGGTGGAAACCAAGGACACTACATCAAGGCGAACCTTGTCTTCGCCACCAAGCAGGAACTTGTAGAGAGTCTGATGAAGGAGTAAGTTTAACCCGAGGGAGAGCAATCTCCCTCACAAAACATAAAGAATATGAATAACGCTATAGTTAAGGATTTGCTGGCTAAAAACGATTGGGACAGAATCATATTTTACCTTCCAAGGAATAGCTATACTTTGTTCCGTGGTGAAAAGTACGAGATAGATAGTTTCTGTGTATATATTCATACGCACAGAGAATATCCGGAAATGGACGTGTTGGACATTGAGAGTCTGATTTCCATGGATATTAAGTATAAGCAGAACGAATTTGAAGACATAGTAGATATACAAGAGGAGGGCTAAGATATGACGATAATAATCAAATGTTTCAAGGGAGCCACGCACGTTGACAAGTACAACAAGCGATATTATTGCAAGACAACGTTCATCATCAAGCAGACACCTTTCCGTGAAAGCTATTACCTCACGAATGGAATGCTTGTAAGCAAGAGCACTTGTCTAGAGAAGATAAAATAGAATTTATTGCTGATTATAGGGCGAATGCGGTAGCCAAGCCGATACAGATGGTTGCAATGTACCATCCGCCCCCTAGTATTAATTTTTAAAAGAAAGGGTTAAATTATGAAGAAGTATGTAGTAGAAATCGTAGAGAAAATTACCTACAAGGTTTCGTTGGACGCATCATCATCCGAAGACGCAGAGAATGCCGCAAGACGTTTGTATGATTTGGGTTGTTTGGAGAATGGCGAGTTGGATAGTGTTTCATTTGATGTAGAAGAGAAGGAGGGCGAGTAATATGAAGAAGCAGAAAGTATTCATATTGGTACAACATGGCGTGGACTCTCAAGACAATTCGTGCGTTGATGTTGTAGGAGTTTATTCAACCAAGACAGCAGCAAAGGAGAAAATGGCAGAAGTGGAAAATAATATCCTAGACTTCTACGAGGATGAATATCCCGACTACTATGAGGTAACGGAAGATAAGGACGAATCATCATGGTGTTGTTCAATCAAGGATACTACTATGTTTGATGAGTTGTTGATAACAGAAAAGATAGTTGATGAAGATTAAAAGATTAGTGATATGAACAAGCAGTTATTTTATTTCGTCTTCCCTCAGTCAGGGGAGACGATAACAAAGGAAATGAATCCACTGGCGGTGAAGGATGCCGCAGTGAAGCATTTGAAGACTCAGAACGAGGTGAGAGGAGATATTTGCATCATCAAGGACTCCAAGGAGAACGTGATTGCCATGGGCTACGTGAGCGATAGCATGAAGGTATCTTTCTTCACCGAGGATGAGACCGTACACGACATCAAGCCGATAGGCGTAATAGAGGAAGGAGGTAAGAAATGAGCGAAATCATTTTCAAGGCAATACGAGTAAGAACAGGAACGTGGGTTGATTGTTCCCCTACTATCAGAAATAGCGAAGTTTTTTCTAACCATAAAGAACTTGGCGTAATAAACTCATATTTGATTGACACTAACACCATCTGTCAATTTACAGGTGCAAAGGATTGTGACGGAACTCCTATCTTCGAGCATGATTTGCTAAGAAGTAAAACAGGTAGCATCTATGAAGTAGTTTGGAATCAAGGCAACACTAGTTTTAGTTTAGTGAATACAGAATTCCCCGTTCTCTATCCAACAAATACTTTAGGGAGAATGTTGCATAATAGGCACCTAAAAGTTGTCGGTAACAAATTCGACAAGAAAGGAGGTAAGAAATGAGACTACGACAAGCAGAGAAGATTCTTTGCAGAAAGAAGAACTATTATTGGGTGCCACGAATTTTTGCTTATCATTATGGCTTTTGCAAAGACCACAGATTGGCAAAGGCTATCCGAAGGTATCGTGCTTATCGGAAGAAAGGAGGTAAGGCATGAGCAAGCAGGAATGGTTTGTGCTCATCATCTTTATTATCACAATATTGATGGCAGTACTAGGATAAGAAAGGAAGCGTATGGAAAAGGCAAGAATCATAGTCTATGATGATTGGGGCGTGATGCTTGACGAAACCGAGACTTTCTTTGCAAGCAAGGAGCAGTTGGAAGGAATCGTCAAGCAGACACTCAACCAAACGCACGATGGCGAGGTAGTTGAAGCATGGGTTGGAAGCAAGCTAAAGATGAAGTTTGAGTTCAACCGCAAGCGCAAGATAGTGAAGAGCAAGAGCATTCATCCAGGGTGGGGCGGAAGGAGAGACAGAGCAGGAGCACCGAGCAAGGGCGCAGAAGCCCTAGTTAATCGTGTAGTTCTGCATGTGAATGAAGAAACCTTTGGCTTTTGTGAGTCTCTAGGAAGAAACAAGGCTGAGTGGATAAGACAAGCTATCAAGGAGAAGCGAGAGCGAGACGGAAATGAAAAAGGGTAGTCAGAAATGGCTACCCTTTATCTGTTTGTAATTGAACGAGTTAAACAAGTCAATGTTATCAGCATGTTATCACTAGTCTTCTCGTTATGTTATCACCTATCTTCTCACTTATGTTATCAATTATGTTATCAGAATTTGCCATCTATGGCATCAAATGAAGAATAGACATCCTTATTGAGAGTTCGGGCGTATCTCTGAGTCTGTCGGATATTGGTATGCCCGAGCACCTTTGCTACAACGTTGATAGGCATGCCGAAGGACAGAAACAAGGTGGCAGCCGTAGCCCTGCCCATGTGGGTATGAAGATTCGGCACGTTAACCATCATCCCGATAACCTTTAGATACTCGTTGTACTTCTGGTTGCTGATGCTTGGCAACACGAAGTTGTACTTCTGCAGGATAGCGACCGCACCTGCCAGCAGTTTGAAGGTGAAATCGGTATCAGTCTTCACACGCTTGCCACGATAGTAGTAGTTTCCGTCTTTCTGCTTGCACTTGGTGAAATCGAATGCCATCAAGTCGGAGTAGGCTAAGCCAGTGTAGCACTGCATCAGGAAGAGGTCTCTAGCCTTAATCAAGTAGTCATGCTCTAGTTTCAAATGCTTGATGCTCTCGAACTTATCCAAAGGCAGATAGTCCACAAACATCTTGTCTCCCTTCTCGATCTTGAAGGGAAGATGGTTGTAGGGGTTCTTATCTACCAAATCATCTATGCAGGCATCACGGATGAACAGCTTCAAGTACTTGTGATAGCAATAGACGGTACTCTGTTCATAGCCTTTGGCATGCAGATACTCGTCAAGTTCACGAACCTTCTGTACATTGATGTCGGAAAACTCCTTGATTTTGTCATAAGACTTCAAGAAGTCGGTGAAGACCTTGTATCTCTTCTTCGTATTGTCACTTACCTTGCGCTCTGAGGAGCGTTTCTCGCAGTAGGCAATAAAGTCTAGGGATTGGGAGGAAACGCCCTGCATAAGCGCAGGAATCTCGCTCAAATCGGAAATGCCCTTAGAGTTCATCTTGATGATAACCTCGTTGGCTCTCTCGATGATGGCATCAAGCTGCTTGTTGTACAAGTCAGACTCCTTGCAGCGAATGACACGTTTACTACTATCCGACCATTGAGCCGGACACACTTTCACACCCGTGGAGTAGTACTTTCTCTTGCCTCCGCAGGTGAACCTCAATTCCACCGAAACTGCCTTCTGTGCAGTACCTCGGTGCAGTCGATTGTGAATAACACTTAAATTGATTACACTCATAGTTTGATAACGTTTTTACAAGTGATGATAACTTATTTGTATCACACTTTCGATTAAACTTCATTAACAAGCCGTTAACTAACTATGTTTTAGTTATTTGCAAGGATTGCCACGTAAACGAGTTTTCAACTGGTTTATGAAACCATGTTATCAATACGTTATCTGTGAACAAATGCAAAAGCGAATGTAACTACCTAGTAAATAGATAATTACACCCGCTGAACTCTTAGATATTAAACTGTTTTATGCGTTCATTTTGCATGTCTTTGTACACCCTTAGGGGTCGTACTTGAAATATCCTAACATAGTAAGTTTCAGCGACTTTCTTTACTACTGCAAAGGTACTGATAACTTTTTTATAACGCAAATTTTTTGGTACTTATTTTTGATATTTATACGTTTTAAAAATAGGAAAACTCTGTATCTTGCTGAATATTAGGTTATTATAAACTTTATTGCTGATTTCTTGGTTAAAGAGTGTATAAAAGCTTGGATGTTTGCCCAAGTTTGTGTACTTTTGCACTCGTCAATGTAGAAGCCTTACCATCTTGTTGATACAACATCAGTGAAACTTCATACTTTCAATAGGTATCACAATATAGGGGATTGATTAAATCGGGTAAGGCGGTTTTTTCTTTCCCCACTTTTTTTGTTATGCAGTACATCAACGTTACCATAGAACTTTTAAAGGCATACTCTTCTAGCAAGAGCATGAAGGAGTTGCTTGCACTGGCTATATGGTTCAAGATGCAGCATAGCAATTCCGTGATTTGGAATGTTACAACTTACAAATTGCGCAAAGGACTACGTATTGGAAAGGTAAAAGCAGAAAGACTTATTCGAGATATGAAAGATAGCGACCTGTTTTCCGTAGAGGGTGACAAGGTTGTTGTCTCTTCTTTCCGTGACCACACTACAAAGTGGACTCGAAAGGGGAAGGAGTATCGTGGAGCTATGGTCTGCAAGTTTGAAGTAAAGGAGTACACCATGAAGGAACTCTACAATCTCATAAACGAGAAGCTTTTTGTATATCCGATTTGTGCAGCTGAGCACAAGGACTGTTGCATGAAAGCATCTGATGATGGAAAAGTCGGTGCCAAAGGTAAAGCAATCACAATAGGACAATTCCAGAAGGCAATCAATATGTGTAGTGGTTCCGCTTCAAAATTGAAGAAGAAGTTGATAAAGGAGGGGAAGATAAGTTCAACCCTTGCAGAGAAGCATTCCTTCGATGTTAGAAACGAGGAGGAAACAAAGAGAACGTTGATGAGGACTAACAAGAAGAAAGCCGACTTCGTACTTGGCACGCTTGGTTTTGTTGTCCTTGCATGTTCTTATTCTGTTACCAATAGAATGGTATCTGATGGATTTAGACATCTTATCTATGGTAAGCAGAAGGAAATGGTTATACAGAAGGACATGAGTGTAGGAGGAATCCCTGACGGATTCTTCTGTTAAACTCTATGGTGTTCATTTGTGAAACATACATTGAAAGAAAGAAAAGTTTTATAATATTGATAATTATGAAGAATGAAACGAAACTAAAGAAAGTAAAGAAGTTCCTTGATGATAATAACATCAAGTACTCTGTATCTAAGAATGCAGGGAAGGCAGGTCATAGTGATTTAGTTCTGCCTGCTTTTAGAATCTACATCAAGCTTCAAGGTGAAGATGATGCGCTATTTTATGAAACCCACCATGTTGGTGTGCATCCTATCTTCATCCGTGATGATGAGACTCCAAAATTTGTGCTCGAAAAAGTGCAGAACACCATCATCAAGGTGATGCAGAAGAAGCAGGAAGCCTTCAAGAAGCGTAAGGCAAAAAAGATGAGTAAGAATCACCATTAGGGAACGGAGCTTTAAATGTGGAATTTTCCCACATTTAGCTAAAAAGTGAGAAAATCCCACCTTATTATTTATATATAGGATGGAAACCCCGTCTTTATTAATAAAGTAGAGTTATGTTCAAGTTATTCGTTATAATCGCTCTTTGCGTAATCATATCGAAGTTGAGCGAGATAGAAGATAAATAATAGGCTTATGGATAGAAGAAGAGAAGTTTGCAAGAAATGTGCTTGCCATGAATCCTGCTACGTGTTTATATGCATGTATGGCAAGAAGCGTGAGAAGCTATGCGATTTCAGTTGTGTTGAGACTGGCAAGCCATGCCGGAACTACATCAATGCGTATTGGAAGATATTCCGCTACAGACATTATCACAAGGTGAAGCAGAGATTTCCAACCACGCTTGATGCTTGGAAGAAGAGAATAAAGTTTTTATTTTAAAAATATATAGCAATGGAAAAGAAAAGATTTTATTATGTAGTGGTGTCAGTCATGCGCAAGGACGGCACAAGATTGCAGACCTCAGTACACTCTTGCATCAAGGGAACTGAGGATGAGGATGAATTGAAGTTCTATCCAATCTATAAGACAATCAAGTCTGTAGAGAATCACTTCAAGGACACGGAAATTATTCCTGCCACCATCATCATCGAGAATGTGACAGAGATTAGCGAGCAGGACTACAACGCCATAGAAGAGCGTTCTGCAGCACTTCATAAAGAGAAGGAGGGTTAGCGTATGACAGAAATGGAAGAAATCAAGCTTGCGGCATACAATAGCTACAAGCGACACATGAGAGTGTTCGGCAAGGGAAAGGAGATTCTTTCCTTCGCTGAGTGGGAAAAGAAAGCGTGTGAACAATTAAAATAATAGTGTTATGGCAATAGTAAACGTAGATTTGAGTGAGTACGATGCAATACGCAAGCGTAACTCAGAGTTGGAAGAGCAGGTCAAGGAGTTGAAGAAGCTGAATGATTCCTTGAAGCAGGGTGCAAAGGTGATTCTTCGCAAGGAGACGGTTGTTGAGGTAAATGTGCCTCGCCCAAGGCTTAGGAGATTTGAGCCAGGCTTCGATATGGAAGAAAAGCCAACCACGAGACGCACAATCGAGTCTTCTGAGTCTTATGTTAACTTCGAGGATGTCCGTTTGAAGGTTGAGCAGGCTATGCAGGATGAGGTCAATCGTAGCATCCACGACAGAAACCTAGAAAAACAAGCCTATGCCGAAATGAAGAATAAGCTTGTAAACAAACAACTCGGAATGAAATCAAACCTGCAAAAAGAGTTCGCAAAGAAGGAAAAGGAGTTGGAAGAGGACAATAGACGCAAGTTCGAGAAAGAGGAGCGTGATTTGCGTGATAAGTACGCACGTATGACCGGTAACTTTGAAGCCGAGAGAATCCGTGTTCGCAATAAGCTTCCGAATATCGCTTCTATGGCTACCGATTTGCGTGATGAGTTGACTAAGATTCGCTTCTTCAAGCCAAAAGTAGCAATAAAGTTAGCGAATGACATTATTGGGTATGCAACCAAAAAGGAGGGTGGCACACGGACAGACTGACAAAGGCAATAGATAAGTATTTGTCCGATGCTACAAAGGTAACAGAGCAACAAATGGTAAATTCCAAACTTGCTTCTAAGGCACTAGGTATGTCTGAGCATCGTAAACGATTGTTGATTCTGAAAGCAAGAAGTTTTGGTTAAAATAAAAGGTTATGATTACACAAGAGACTTACGAAGCATTGAAGGATGCTAGAAAGAAACTCAAAAATCGGAAGGGTGATATAAAGAAGATTCTTTTCGAGGGGGAAGCAGAAGACCTTTACGACCTCCTTGATACCACCATCCGAGAGTTTGAGGGTGAGAATGAAATGACCAACGTTCCTGATCGTATCTTCTTGGTGATAGGAGAAGACACACCCGATGGTGCTGATTTCGATGAGTTGGATGAGGTGACTTGGAGCAAGGAGCGAGTATCTTACAAGGATATTGAATACGTAAGAAAGGAGGTGAAGGATGACTAGTATTAGAAAATACAAGAAGTGGTGGAAGTCCTTCATGAAAAGAGGATGGCATGATGTTCGATTCCCCAAAAGGCTCGAAACTATACGTCAGTCCAATAGGTTTCGTATTTACATTTGGCATAGCCGTGATACAAGTATGTATCTCACTCTAACTATATACACAAAATCAAGAAGAAAGCGAGGTAATCATGAAGGTTAGACTGGCAAAGAAGCAAATGAAGAAAGCTCGCCCTAGTTGGGAGAAGCAAGGCTACAGGTTTAAGCGCAAGGCTAAGATAGTTCGATATTCGGTGAAGTCTTTGTTTGGAGATAATAGCACTAAATGGATAGACTATTGCTTTGTAAATATGGATGGCAGAATACAAAATCACTATCCTATTCGTATAAAGTCAAGAAGAAAGCGAGGTGCGTATGAAGGTTAGATTAGCTAAGAAGATTATTAAGAAGCAATGCCGCTATTGGAAAGACAGACGCATTGACTACGGATTCTCTCTGCTGTTTCCTCATATTGAGGGGCTGAAAAGAGACCATCGCTTCATGAAGGCGAATATCGTAACGAAATGGAGATACGCAAAGGTAGGAGGTAAGCATGAAAAAAAAGATTCTATAGATTTAAGGTTCGTATTCCTCGCAAGCTTAAGAAGGCTGCGAAGTATGGTATTGAGAGACGTGTATATCCTGCGGACGAAAACGAAATATCTCCCATTACTTTAGTCCTTAAACATACGGAAAAAGTAGTGTTTGTGATAGTAGGGAAACGTACCAAATGGAAGCAGAAGGCATGTCTTGCTTGCATGAGAGAAGAAAGAAGAAGACTTATTCGTTTATGGGAAAAGTGCGATAGAATATTATTGTGGGGTGTTTAACAAAAAAAGCAGAGCCTAGTGCCCTACTTTTTTTGTGTCTATAGGTATCACCCAACAAGACTCTTGCGCTCTTCTGCAATCTTGCCGTTGTTCTTCTCCAGGAGCATATCACGCAACTCCTTCGTGATGCCTTCTTGTACGAGCAGCTTGACCTTCATTTCTGCCAATTCCTTAAGCAAAGCCTCATCGGTTGGCTTATCTTCCTTGAACATCGAACCTACACCATTCAGCAGCCAGTCATACGAAACATCCATAAACGTGGATTTTATGTGCATAATAAAGTCTAGAGTAGGGTCTTTTGTGCCGTTGAGATAGTTGTTAACCGTAGTGTATTTCATCCCTATCTTGGCTGCAAAAGCCCTGCCACTCAGATTGTTATAGTTCCTAAGCTCATTTACTCTTTCAACAATATCCTTCATAATGTATTAATGTTTAAATATTTAAATATTCATTAAGTAAATATAAATATATGTGCATAATCTTGGAGATTTCTCCAAAAATGCGTATCTTTGCATCCGTAAACGAGTGATAAACTCGTCTTAAAATGTTTTACGTTGCAAATATACAAAATAAACATGAATAAAGTTGTAAAAAAAGAAAAAATTATCATGGATGTGGATAAAATTCCTAATCTGATGAAAAAGTTTGGATGCGGAAGAACTGCCGTTTACAACGCACTAGCCTTCCGAAGCTATAGTCAGCAGGCAGCGGATATTCGCTCCTATGCGCTGAATTTCCTAGGTGCAGAGAAGGTGAAGGTTCCGCAAATTGTTAGAATGTAAAGTTATAAGCCGTTTGGCTTTTAGATATAAATTGTTAAAGCGTTCAGCCTTCACCCTGCGTGAGTAGGGTGGAGGTTCCTAGAAAGAAGTTAGATTCTTGTTCTTAGATTATGTTTTTAGAGGTTAGTTAGAATAGATTTGAGTTGATTTTCAATCGGCACTCCGGTTCGTGAGGATAGGGGTGTACATGGCATCTTAGCTCAGTTGGTAGAGTGCTGCAAGGATGCTTGCAGAGGTCGGTGGTTCGAGTCCACTGGGTGCCTCATTCGTTGTGGAATATTGTTATTTTCAAAGGTGATATGAATGTCGTGAAATGGTGCAAAAAGTGCGGTAGAGTCACTTGGCGAATAATTTCTACTATTGTAGATCGTTCTAAGTCGGTCGCCACAAACCATAAGGAGATAGCGTTGGCTGCTATCCTACCAACACCTTTCATTTCTTCACATTATTATATATATAGCAACCGCAACAAGGTCATTGCCATCAAAGAAGGCATAAGCTCTTTGACATATTGGAAAAGTAAAGCCGAGAAATTCGTTCTATTACATAGGGGTGCAGGCGCACTTTTTGTATTAAAGACAGTTGGATGTGATTAGCCATAATTGCAATAATGCTGCATCCCCAAAAAGCGGTGAGCATGGCTCTCAAATTCGTGGTAGCGCACGATGCCGCTTCATCCGCCTATGGTGTAACGGAAGCACGCCCGAAAGGAAACAGATGTGTAAATCCTTAACTATTCTTATCAAATCGGGAAGATAGGTTCGACTCCTAGATGGTGGACAAATAAATCGCTTACGATTATTTTTCATAGTTTTATCTATTGCAGCGGCAATAGTTTGTGCATAAGAATTAGTGCATTAAAATATAACGAGCAAAGCCCTGCTCGTCCGTGAGGATAGGCAGGGTTATCTTAAACTTCAAAAACAATTAGCGTATGCTTAGATTATTCTCAACTCGGTCGTACCAAGAGCGAGTGAACGATATATACAGACAATTAGAGCGTAACGCTTGGTGTCCCCTTGAGATATTCGAGCAAAAAATACGCAAGATAAACATGCTGAACTCCCGAATCAAGAATCTGGCAGCAGATATGGGTAGAGAGGAAGGCGAGTACGAAACTTTAAATACGAAAAGGTATAATGAAGAGGAGTAAACCCCTAAAGAGAACTCCAATCAAGAGAACTCCATGGGATAAGGCAAAGAAGGAGCAGGAAAAGAAAAAGGCGAAGGCTGGACTCAGCAAAAGCAAGCTGAGAGACAAGCTTGATGCCGTCTTTTCTAGATATATCCGGCTGAAATACTCAGACGATAGAGGTAATTGCCGCTGTATCAGTTGTGGCAAGGTATTCTATTGGAAGGATATTCAAAATGGGCATTATATGTCAAGGCGATATATGTCCACTCGATTCAGCGAAGATAACTGCCGACCGCAGTGTGTTGCCTGCAATATTTTCAATCAAGGTAATATTCAGATGTATCGCCGTGCGCTTATCAAGCAGATTGGCGAGCAAAGAGTTGACTTGATAGAGGTTAGAGCAAGGCAAGAGACCAAAAACTGGAGCCTTTTCGAGTATCAAGCCATGATAGATTTCTATCAGAAAGAAGTAAAAAAACTTCTTGAAGAAAAGAATTTATCGTTATGAAAGAGCTTTGGATAAAGTTAACGGGCGCAAGTTTGCGCTGGTACCCACAATTTTGTGGGCACCACATGTATATCACGGCTCGATTTTGAGCTGTCATTAACAACTGAGCCTATGGAAGAGATTATTAAATTTAATTCGACTACATTGAAAGCTATCCAAAAGGATGGTGAAATGTACTCTCTTAATGATTTGTGGAGAATGCTCGATTCTCCAAGCGGACGAGACCAAAGACACTGGAGTTCTTTGGTGGAAACCGTAAGATACTTAGAATCAGAGTGTAAAGGTTTAAATGTCGGGAAATCCGACATTATAAAATCCAAAAAAGGAAAGGGTGGAGGAACGTATGCTACGCAGCGAGTATTCCTAGAATACGCCCGATACCTCAACAAGGATTTGGCGGTTCAGATTAACGAGGTATTTTTGCAAGAGATAAAGGCGCAGCAGAATCCCGACTTGTATATTGACAAGTATCGTTCAGCTTACAAGCGAAAGGGAAAGGCTGATGATTGGATAGACAAGCGCATGAAGAGCATCGGCACAAGGAATGAGCTAACTCATACTTTGAGCCAACATGGTGTAAAGACTAGCGAAGGTTTTAGAAGATGCACGAATGCTTCATACGAAGGACTGCTAGGCTGCAAGGCTCCTGCACTCCGTGAAGCACTTGGCATCACCAAAAAGCAGAGTATAAGAGACAACATGAGCAAAACTCAACTCACCGCACTAGAACTTTCAGAGGATTTGGCAAAGCAACGCATTGAAAGTAGGAACTTGCGAGGTGTTGAGCCTTGTGCTAGTACTTGCAAGGATGCAGCAAGTGCAATATCCAAAGCAATACAAGATTTTTTAAAGTAAGAATATAAATGAGTAGTAAATTCGGTACAAAGATTAACGTAGATGCGGTTATCGGATGCCTGCCAAAGAAGGCACATGAAAACGATGCTGCCTACGATTTGTTTGTGAAAGAGAGAACGGAGATTTCTCCAAATCAACGTTGCTATATTTCACTTGGTTTCAGAATACAGCTTCCGCCCAACATGAAGCTTCAGATCCTGCCACGCAGCGGTCAGTCAGGTAAGGGAATGATACTGAATGTAGATTTCCCTTCTTGGTTACGAGGTGGATTTATGGGTAAGGTAAGAGAGAATTGTGATTCTCTTGTCGGCTTGATTGATTGCGGCTACGGCAAAGACGTAAAGGCAATAGTCAAGAGTGGAAGCTTCACGTGGAAGCATCGCCTTTTGCGACTGATAGGATTCAAGTTCTATCTTGCTTCCGGAGACCGCATTTGTCAAGGAGCCTTCACATACGTCCCAGACATCAATCTGGTTGAAGGACCAGTAAACGGCACAAGAGAAGGTCTAGGCTCAACAGACAAGAATTAATAATGCAATTTTACTTTGTCATTAATTTTTCCTGCCCATTTCTTGGGTAACATCTAAGCGTGGGCAGGTTTTTAAAAATCATGAGTAAAAAGAATATCAGAAAGAATTATCTCAACCAAATCAGAAAGGTTACTGAGGAGGTTGACAAGGCAGGAGGGCAAGGTAAGCATTTCCGCTGCATCATCCTCATGGGTGATGCCAACACAAAGCAAGGCTTCTCCTTCATCCACGCATCAGATGCAGACCTGCAGCAGCTTCTCCTTCATGCCATGCGCCATAGCAATGCGTTCACCTACGCAGCCGCATGCGCTTTTGAAGCATACGACAAGGAGTTAAGAGGTAAAGACAAGCAAGAACAAAATAACGAGAATACAGATGAAACAGATTCAGTTCAAGAAGCTTAGACTTCTCAATTTTTGCGGCATTCGCAATGCTGAGTACGAGTTTGGTGATGGACTCACCATCGTCAAGGGGAAGAACGGACTTGGCAAGAGCACCATCGCAAATGCCATCCTCTACACCCTATTCGGCAAGGACATCAACGGCAATTCGCTCGACATCAAGACGTTCGACAAAGACCACAACATTATCAAGGAGATTCCTCATGAGGTGGAGCTTACCCTTTCTGTAGATGGCGATGAGATCGTATTGAAGCGTTCACTTACCGACTCATGGAAGGGCGAAGAATGCAGAAACACCTTCAAGTACTACGTTGACGGTGAGATTTTCACCGCAGGCGATTTCAAGAACGTGGTGGATTCCATCTGCCCCGAAGATGTTTTCCGTCTCTGCTCGTCAACCCGAGATTTCGTTTGCCGCCCTTGGCAGGAGCAGCGCAACAAGTTGCAGGCACTTGTCGGTAATATCACCACCGATGATATTACGCAGGGTGACGAGAAGTTTGATTTCGTGGTCGAAGCACTCAGAAAGCAGGACATTGATAAGTACGTTCACCACATCAAGTACAAGCGCAAGGAGGTGCAGGAACAGCTTGATGCCGTGCCTATCCGCCTTGAAGAGTTGAACAAGTCTCTGCCCGAAGCGCAGGATTGGGAAGCCCTATCCACCGAGAAGGCTCAGCTCAACGAAAAGCTTGTGGAGTATGCCAACAAGATTCAGGAGATTCGCACTGGCGGTGCCGACAAGGTGCGCCTTGATGCCATCCGCAAGAAGATAGACTTCGCTAACAAGCGCAAGATGAACATGGAGCAGGGTGCATTGAATCTCTCCACCGAGATTGCAACCAAACATCAGAGTGATATTCTTACCTCCAATGCAGCCGTAGCCAGTGCCCAGCGTCTTGTAGATGATTTGAAGGCAGAAATGAAAGGTCTCAACGATACCAAGATTCATGCCGGGAAGCAGAAGGAGGAGTGCGAGAAGCATGCAAACGAAATCAATCAGAAGACTGATGAAGCGAATGCCAGCACTTGGGAGTGGAATGCCGAGGATGGAATCTGCCCTCATTGTGGTCAGCCGCTTCCGGCAGAAGACGTTGAACGCATCAAGAAGGAGTCTGAACAGAACTTCAACAACCGCAAGGCTAACACATTGAAGAAGCTTGATGAAGACTTCGACAAGTTGCAGGAAACCTATACCAACTTGAAGAAGATTCTTGAAGATGCCGACAAGTACATGCAGGACAACATGAACAACATGACGGCAGCACAGAAGCAGTTGAAGGAAGCCGAGTTCAAGAAACTGGAGGTTGATGCCGACAAGCCGAAGACCTACGAGCAGATTCTTGCCGAGAAGGAAGAGTATCAGCAGGTAGTGAAGGAACTTGCCGACTTGCAGGCTGAACTCGACAAGCCATCCGAGACCAGTTCTGAGGAGACCGCCAAGATGCTCGCTGAACTCGAAAAGGAGCGTGAGCCTATCGGAATCCGATACAACGAGGTGCTTGAATCCCTTGGCACAAAGGAGAGCTTCGACCGCATCACCGCTCGCATCACAGAGATAAACGAGGATAAGGTGAACTATCAGACTCAGCTCGATGAACTTGATGAGAAGCTAGACATCGCAAGCGAGTACAATCAGAAGGCATGCCAGTTGCTCGAAGACCGAGTAAACGAGCATTTCAGTTTCGTAAAGTGGTCCATGTTCAAGACCAATCTCAAAGGCGAGCGTGAAGCCACATGCGAGTGTTATCATAATGGTGTACCTTACCGCCGACTCAACACGGCTGCAAAGGTGAATGCAGGAATCGACATCGCCTACACCTTCGCAAAGTACAACGAGATTGAGGTGCCAATGCTGCTCGATGAGTGCGAGAGCGTGAACCACCCAATTTGCCGTGGCGGTCAGCAGATCAGAATGGTAGTAACCACTGATGATGAGTTGAAGTTTGAATATCCTGCCCCTACGGTTATGGAGTAAATGAAGTAGAATTTATCAAAAATATAAATCATGGCAGAAAATAATTTAATGTCGCTTAATCTATCTGCTGATATGATTAAGCCTATTATCGAAAAGACGATACAAGCTAATGTGCTTTCGGCACTCAATGGTTGGGAAAGTGTTGTTACCAATATGGTTAATGCTATTCTCACGACCAAAGTTGATAGTAGTGGTAATATTTCTACATATTCTAGTGATAACAAGTACACTTGGATAGAAGTAAACCTAAACAGACGCATTAAAGAACTCGTTGAGGACGAAGTGAAAAAGCAGATAGAAAAATCTGCTGATGCTATCAGAGACACTGTTAGAAAGCAAATTACATCAAAAGCAGGTTCTAATGCAATCGCTAAGGCAGTTGTTGATGGGCTTATTGGAACTTTTGAGAAAAGTTGGACTAGTAGAATTGATATTTCATTTTCTAAAGAAGATTAAATTTTATAGCATATAATCATGGCAGAAACAGCAGTAGCAAAGCAGCTATCGCAGAAAGCGTTGGCGGTTAAGAATTTCCAGGCGGTAATGAACAATAGTTATTACCAAAGCCTGTTGCAGAACACAATGAAGGAGAATAAGGGTGCATTCACCACAAGTTTGATGGAGTTGTTCACTTCCGATCCTCAGTTGATGCAGTGCGACCCTAATGCGCTCATGGGAGAGGCAGTAAAGGCAGCAGGATTGCGATTGCCTATCAACAAGCAGTTGGGGCAGGCATACATCGTAGTCTTCAATAACAAAGATAAGGAAACAGGGAAAATTATCCCAACACCAACTCTTATCATCGGTACAAAAGGCTATATCAACCTTGCTCTTCGCACCAATAAGTATATCAACATCAACAAGGGAACCGTCTATGAAGGCGAGTTCATGGGTTTTGATAAAGTAACTGGTTCACTCGACATCAGCGGCGAGAAGATTTCCGATGTGCCAGTGGGATATTTCGCATATTTCAAGCAGAAGTCTGGTTTCGAGAAGATTATGTACATGACTATTGATGATGTATGTAAGTTTGCCAAGACCTACGCTCCAACCGTCAAGTTCTCAAAGATTACTTGGCTGGAATTGAAAGAACTGGCTATCAAGCAATCCGTGGAAGGCAAAGGTGGAGGTCTCGGATGGTATGCTGGCTTCCAAGATATGGCAGAAAAGACCGTCCTTCGTCAGCTTCTTTCATCATGGGGCGAACTTTCTGTTGATGCAGAGCAGGTTATTAATGCCGATGAGCGACCTTCAGCCATTCAGCAGCGTGACGAGGAGTTTGCCGAGGATAAGAAGGTTATCGTGGTTGATGCTGAGACTGGAGAGGTTAAGGAGCCTGCAAATACAGAAGGTACTCTGTCTGCAACCGCTTCCGCAGCATCCATGCCATCCGCACCAGCTTCATCACATCGTAAATTGAGCTAGTATGAAGTTAATCATTTCTGGTTCTTCATCAAAAGGAAATTCGTATGCCCTTCAATCAGATTCGGGAGAAATCCTGCTGATTGAAGCAGGCATACCCTTGAAAGAGGTGAAGAGAGCTATCGGCTATAAGACGAGTAAGGTTGTCGGGTGTATCACATCCCACGTGCATTCTGATCATGCCAAGTATATCCCCGAATATCTAAAGGCAGGAATCAGCGTATCATCAAACGATGAAGTTGCAGAGAAATATCCGGGAGTAGATACCATGTCCGAGAACATCACATTCAGGTTCGGAAACTTCGGTGTCACCCCATTCGCAGTAGAGCACGATGCAAAGAACTTCGGGTATCTGATTCATGAACCATCCTATGGCACCATCTTCTTTGCCACGGATTGCTACAATCTGCATTTCTGCATCCAAGGCTGCAAGACCTATCTTGCAGAGTGCAACTATTCCGATGCAATCCTAGACAAGGCAGTGGCAGAAGGCAAGACTCCACGAAGTCAGGCAGACCGTGTTCGCTTATCTCACATGAGTCTTGAACATGCCATTTCGTGGCTCCATGATTGTGATGTAGAGCATTATGCCCGCCACATCATCCTCATTCATGGTTCCTCCCGCCACCTCAACCCATCGTTGGCAGTAAACAAGTTTCAGCAGGTGCTAGGCGTACCTACCATTTATGCTGAAAAAGAAATAAAAATCAATCTAACGTAATAAGATATGGCAGTATTCGCAAATTTGAAGGATTCGCCTACCTACATGGAGGCATTGAAAAAGATAGAAACGGCAAAGGAAGCAGGCTATAGCTTGGAGATTAAGAAGTTCCATCCCATCGCCACCAACCAGCAGAAAGCCTATCTCAACTTCATCATCACGTATCTATCCGGCAAGATAGGGCAGACGTTCTACCAGACTCTCAGCGAGATTCAGAAGAACGTAGCTCCCCACGTCTTCATGACCGGTGAATACGACAAGTACGGCTATCCCAAGTTCAAGTCACTTGGCTTGCTCAATACCGCAGAGGCATCATCGGTAATCAGAAACATCATCGACTATGCACTAAGCATAGACATCATGCTTCCCGAGCAGGACGATGAGTTAGCCATGAAGTATTGTCAGCGAGACATTGACTCAAACAAGGGGTGGGTGTAACAACAACTTAAAACAGAAAAGCTTATGAAAACATTAAAGGAAGTCATTGCCGAGGCTAACAACTATGCCCCCGACAACGAAGCTATGCGTGAAGCCTTTGTGCAAGGCGCAAGATTCATGGCAACTGGCAGGTACTACAAGGAGAAATCGATGTTCCCGAAAGAGGACGAGGTGGAGACCGTGGATTTGCAGGTAACGGTACCAATAGAAGATGGTCTCATTGTTCCAACCTTCGATGAGTTCTGGAATGCCTATGCCTATAAGAAGGGACGCAAGAAAGCCGAAGAGAAGTGGAATAAGCTAAAGTTTTCAGAGAAGGTAGCCTGCATGAAGGCGGTTCCTGCCTATGTAGAGAACACCATGATTCCAGGTTCGGTACCCACTGGTACCAAGAAGCAATTCAGAATGCACCCCCTTACTTACCTTAATGGGGCAAGATGGGAAGATGAAATTTATCCAGTACAGAGTTATGAGCAACAACGAGCTATCGACCTCACCGCAAAGGCAGCAAGAATCCTTGGTTCCGATTATCAGGGATAAGCCCGGCTACGTCCGCCCAGCCTCCTTCTCGGAAGCCATCTGCAAGAGCAACGCCACCTTGCTCACCATTCAGAAGCAGGGTGGGCTACGCTCACTAGTCGGATGGGTCAAGGGCAGGTTGATAGAACTCTTCACCTTCCTCGGAGTCTTCGACATCGTTACCGAGTATCAGATTCAGATGCTCGCCACAAGAATCTGTGCCAAATACTTCTATTGGACCACCGCCGAACTCGACTACGCATTTATCTCTTTCATAGATGGAAAGTATGGCAAGCTATATCAGCATAAGCATGGAGAAAACAATACTACCATCAATCCGCAGGAACTGATGAGAGCATTCAGCGCATACGAGAAAAACCTGCTGAAAGAACGTGGCAGGATAGAGGACGAGCGCAAGAAGCAGGAAGAGGCAAGGAAGGCAACTGAAGAAGCCAAGAACCCACATGGCGTAGAAGCTTGGAAGATTTATTGCGAGAAGAACAATCTTGATCCTGCCACTCATCGCATTCATACCGTAGATATGAGCAAGCATGATGTCAATCAGGTGCTCTACAAGGATGAAGAAGAGAGAAAGATGGCAGAAAAGAAGTTCTATCGCAAGGACCTACGCAAACAACAATAGAATGGTTAAACAAAAAAAACAAGAAGATATGAATGTAATTCAAACAGACACAATCATCGTGTTGTCGATCTTATGGATAGCGGCTATAGCAGTAATAGTCTATGACCGCATCAAGTATCGCAAGTATTACGCATCCCAAGGCAAGATGATAGTGCTTCGCATGAACAACGAATACGCAAGAGGCATACTAGCCAACAAGGGCATCAACCTTTGCCAGTGTGCCTACTACAACACCAACAACTATCTCTACACCATTGATGGCGAAAGAGTATGCGGTTTCACCGAAGGCTGCACCCATCTGATTGAAGATGCTGCCAAGCATCACCAGAAAGTGATAGATTGCGGCATTAACATCAACCGCTTCGTGTATGAGATTCAGAAGCTGCAGAAAGAGTTTGGAGTGAAGGAGGGGTAGGTATGATAGACGATAAGAAAATAGAAGAAGCTGCAAACCTTCACAGATTTGAGCTTATAGCATCTATGCATGGTAGTACTCTTGGCACTCCCATGCAATGCTTTGAAGAAGTAGTTGATGCAGAAACTGACTTAATTGAAAATTCATTTATTACAGGTGCTAAGTGGGCTATCAATGAGCTTATTAAGAATTTATGGCATCCTGCTAGTGAAGAGCCAAAACGTGAAGCACAAAGAACTTATATCCTTGGAATGACAAGAGCAAGTGAGTCTGGTGTACTACCTATGCTATTGAGACAAAACACAGATTGGAAGGAGTTTTCTGTATCACATGCTGTTACTCGTTGGCTTTATATTGATGATTTATTCAAAAAGGAAGGAGGTGAGCAATGAAGACTTTTGTATCTGATGTAATGCTCAACGGAAGATTTGTCTGTACATTAAAGTATAAGTACTGCCCACTCTTCCCGATTGATGTTGAAGATTTAACAAAGTTCGTCCTCAAAAAAAGACCTACGTTGAAAGGTAAGGATTTTAGAATTGCGTTTTAGATATGACAGGATTTGAAAAAGGCAAGAAATTCGATGTAGTTGATGCCGAACATGGAGATTGCGTTTGGTGTTGCTTTAATAAAGATGGTTGCACCTTAGATATAGATATTCCTTGTAGGAAAGAATTTATTTATAAGGAAGTTAAAGAAAAAGTAGAGAAGTAAAGCGTATGGATAAGTATAAATTGCATAATGAGAAATGTGATGGCTCAAAGTGCTGGGCTTGTCAGTTTACTTGGTGTTGTGATAAGTATAATCATCGTAAAAAGTAAAGATTATGAAAGAGAAATTATTAAATATCAAGAACAAGTTAATCGCTTTGTGGTGGTTCTTGACAAGAAAGAACTTCTATCTCCTGTCATACAATGGCAGAGAAAGTGATTTTTTGGAAAGCGGTAATGTTGTAATTCCAGAGTTCATAGAATGGGTAAGAAAGAAACATGGTGTGCCTACCAACCATGAGATAATCATGGATTTGAAGAACATAGGAACCCTATATAAAGATTCCGATGTGTTGGCTTACAATGAAATTAAGGCATTGATTAAGAAACTTGAAAAGTAAAGCGTATGGAAAGAATGAACGTGTACGAAGTGACTTTGAAATCAAATTGCTATAAGCATGGTTATGATGTCAAGGTTACTAGCAAAACTTTAGAAGAGGCAATTTCTAAAGCAAAGAAGTATCTTGAAGAAGATATTGACAACATTAATATTGAGGTTATCGCAATAAAAGAGCTAATAAAAAATGTGAAAGTTTAACCGCCTTCGGGCATTATAATATGAAATATCCATGAGCTAAAAAAAAACACGCCAAAGCGAATGTAAATTGGAAATAAAATGCTATCTTTGTTGCGTTAAACCAACATTGAGCAATTATGACTAACGTAACATTCCCTCAGTTGATCCAGCGAGGCTGTGGTATCGACGTCCACTTGAAGGTGGTGGTGGCAACAATTGATGGTGTGGGCATCCGTAAGGAGACTCGCACTTTTGACACCTTCACGAGTTGTTTGACAGAAATGAAAGAATGGCTGTTAGCTAATGGTATTACCCATGTAGCAATGGAGAGTACCGGTGTTTATTGGAAACCAGTAATGCGTGTCTTGGAGGCAGATATTCCAAATGTCTGGATAGTGAATGCCCGTCACATCAAGAATGTGCCTGGTCACAAGACAGATAAAATGGATAGCGAATGGATTTGCAAGTTACTTCTTGCAGGTCTGCTGAAACCAAGTTATATACCTCCAAAGGAACAGCGGCAGTTGCGCGACTTAACTCGCTATCGTAATAAGCTTATTCAGGCTATAGCTGCAGAGAAGAATCGCATGATGCGAGTCTTGGAAGATTGCAACATCAAGCTTTCAAGTGTTGTAGCTAACACCTCTGGTGTTACAGCAACAGCTTTGATAGATATGCTTTGCGAAGGTCGTAAGTTGACAATAGAAGACATCGAAAGTGTTTATCACAAGAAATTGTCGGCTAGTCCGCAAGAATTGTTGGAGGCTTGCACTGGCTTTGTCGAGGAGCACCATGTATATATGCTTCAGATAATTCGTAAGAGTATTGCTCAAACGCAAGGACTCGTTGATGAATTGTCCAAGCGTATCAAGGAAATACTTATCAAGTATGACAATGTGCTAGAATTACTGAAGGAGATACCTGGTTTCAGCACAAAGGTTGTTGAAGACCTTGTCTCTGAGATTGGTCTTGATATGTCGGCTTTCCCTTCCGAGAAGCATTTGGCATCATGGGCGGGCATCTGCCCTGGCAACAATGAGAGTGCTGGTAAAAAAAAAGCGGAAGAATTACTCACGGTAACAAACAAGTAAAGGCTGTCCTAACAGAGTCAGCATGGGCTGCGACCCGTACCAAGAATACATTCTTCAGCGAACGTTACCATCGCATCAGTGCCAGGCGTGGAAAAAAGCGTGCCTTGATTGCGGTTGCACACTCACAATTAACTGCTGCATATCTGATTCTCAGCACAGGTGCTAGATACCATGAGTTGGGTGCTCAATATATGCAAGCCAAGATTGAGAAAAAGCGAAAGCTTTACTTGACTGCAGAATTGAAGAAACTTGGGTACAAAGTTAGTCTTGAGAAAAAAAAGGAAGCAACAAAATCTTGAGACAACACTATCTTAGGCCGATTTTTACTGGAACACCCATAGTCCGATTATGAAATTGGTCTCAACAGCTAAGCGGCAAAGACTGTGACTTATGGACACGTGTATGAAACTTTTAATCTTAGCTGTTACATAAAAATGCCGTACTTTACAGTCGCACTTATAGGTATTATGAGTGCTAATCTTTCTTGTGTCTAATACTCACGTAAATATAAATTTAGTGTAAAACATATGTTCTACAGCAATGTAGGACGATAATAATTTACGTATGAAACATAAGTTTACGGTTATCATTGAATCAAATGATGATTCAGAGGACAGAGAAGTAGTTAAAGATTGTCTGAAAGACTGGCTTGAAATGAATTATGGACAAGAAAAGGACTTGGGCGGCTATCCAGACTGGAAGTCAGTAGTAGTTGAGTAATTAACCATCCCTTATGGGATATAAATAGACAGATTATGATTAAAGAAGTTCCAGACACTACTTTGACGTGTGAGGGATGTGTGTATGATGGTAAGTTTGAGTGTATTCTGCACGCATGTTGTGCAGACCCGAACAATCCCGTTAAGTACATTGAAGTAACAGAGTAACTAACCACCCTCTCCTTGGCAACAGGGAGAGGGTAAAAAGAAAAGAATATGGCAGAGATTATTTACTTTGGAACAAATGGGTGTTCCGGTCATTCTCCTATTGGCATTGATAAAACGCTGACTGGGGACGAATATAAGATATGGTGTGAGTGCGACTGTGATGCTTGGATAAATAATATCCGAAAGAATCCTGGTCGCCATCTCATCAAACATCATGGAGAGGTTTATACAAATTATGGTGTTCCGTTCTCTGTAGATGACGAAAGAAATTATAGTCATACCGAACTATTTTGGAAAGGCATTCATTCGGAAGAAGAAATTGTCAACTTGATAAAGAATGATTCATTTTTATCAAAGCAGTTTAATTTAAAATAATATAGTTATGGCAAAAATGAATGTAACAGAAAAGGACTTTGAAGCTTTCTTTCAAGCAACAGAATCCCTTATGGCTATGTCTGGTACTTTAGAGGAAGGCTTTGATGAAGAGGCTTATGCTATAAACAGACAGTTCAAAAGTTTCAAGCGAAGATACTTAAAGGCAAAGGAGAAAAACAATGAGTAAAATTAAGGAATTATTAAGTCAAGCATACAATCGGCTTGACGAGTACAATAAAGGTGGTGCTACTCAGCATATCCTTCTTTGGAAGGCTATTGGCAATATTGAGGATGCGCTTAAAGAGTTGGAGGATTGATTATGACAAAATTTAAAGTAGTTAGATATTGGGACACATATCCCGATGGAGTTATTGCAACTTGCGATACAGAGGAAGAGACAGAAAAGATATGTAATAAATATCGTAAAAACTGCAAACCTATGTACGACTATTTAGTCAGAAAGGAGGTTGAATAATTTGACTTCTCGGAGGCTCTGAGAAGAATGAAGGAGGGAAAGAAAGTGAGAAGGGTAATTTGGGAAGAATGTGGAGCTTATATCCATATTGTCTCTAAGACTATTGTGGCTGTATGCGATGGCAAATTCTTTCCTTGTGTTTTCAAAGATTCTAAGGATATTCTCGCAACAGACTGGGAGGAGGTGTAAGGATGAAGATTAGATTAGCTAAGAAGATAATGGATTGCGACTTTCGAAAAGTTGTCAGACGAGACCTGCCATGGGATAAAGAACTAAAAGAATTGGATATTCTGTGCAAAAAGTCTCATTATTGGTATCTAAGACATTATGCATATAGACCATTGAAAAGGATTCAAGAAATTCGCAAAGAAGGATGGGGAAAAGATTTATTCCGAGACCACCGTATCACCAAGGCGATAAGTTTAATAAAAAAAAAATAAGTAGTTATGGATAAAACAGATTTACATTCATCATTACTCTTCCTGATGCTTAAACTGGAAGAGGCAAAGAGCAACCCGATGCAAGACAAGAACTTTGTTGAAGCATTGACGGAAGTGCTCAGATATTTCCGTGATAACGGAGAGTTGAAGAAAGCATACGAAATCAAAAAGGATTCATTGGCAAACATGGCTAGTAGCCCTTGGGTGAAACTGGTAATGGGTATGCTTACCTCAAAAATGCAAGCAGACAAGGTAGATGCAGAACTCCCAGATGTTGATGCTCTGGTAAAGGAAAGTACATCTGATGAGTACATCGAAAAGAAAATCAAAGATGTTCTTGGTGAGTAACTACAATCCCCACCCAGTTCACAACCGGGTGGGGCAGTACAAATAATAATTTTTTAACAAACATGGAATTAAATTGTGAAACAACAACTTTGAGTTTCAGCAAAGGTATGACGAACATACCAAGTGACATGATTTCGGAAGACGGAGAGTTGATGGAATCAGTAGGATTCATTTATCGCAACGGAGAAATGGTACCTATCCAGAAGCCAGTCTGCATTACTGGCGACACTCCTGTAGAAGGTAAGCTCGTGTATTGCCACAAGCAGGCTGATTACAGAAACCTTGTAACCTACATCGAGGATCAGCAGAACGGAAGCTACACTTTGAAGCTATATATAGGCTTCGAGAGCGGCAACGTAGCAGAGAGATTGGTTCAGACCGTTGAACTCGGAGCCAAGCTTCATGACATCAAGAGTAATGCGAACACCTTGGTTTGTGCAACAGATAAAGGCTTGTGCTATTATTTGTTCAAAGGCAAATCCTATAAGGTGCTAGGATATTCTCTTCCGGATTTGGTGTGCAACTTCACGTTCAGCAAGCCTACTGGTGATTACCAGCAGGATGAAAGAACGAGAACACTCATGGATATATCAAATGATTATAATTATCGTGTTTCCGATGATACCTATTATGATATTAACGGAAAGTTTATCAAGGCAGGAGGTGACAGACCTACTGGCGATTATTCGCAGGGACCATACACCAGCTTTACGATAAAAAGTGCTTCTGATGGTTCTCATGAGATAAGTTTCCAGAACACGGTGCAGGGGCACGTTGCGCAGGCAATCAACTGGGTAAAGGAAAAGAATATGTTCGCATTCCCTTTCTTTATAAGATGTGCATTCAGATTGTTTGATGGCTCGTATGCAAAGATTACGAATCCTATTATTTGCTATCCAACTATCAACAGAAATTGCCGATTCGGTTCTGCAGATTACAATAGCAAGACTCATACGTTCCAGGATTTGAATCAGGTGAAAGGTACAAGTAGCTTGTTCTATTTCATAGAATATAGTGAGCTTCTTTTCAGATTCAAGCCGATTAGTTCTGATTGGAGCGACATTGTGAAGGATATTGTTGTGTTCGCTTCTGATCAGGTAACTCCATTCAACCTTAATGGAGATTGGAAGTTTGTAAGTCCAAACACAACTTATATGACTCCTTTTGCAAATTTCGGTTTCAAGGGATATTCTGAGAGCGTTTTCAATTACGACCAGAAAGGTTTTAATGGGAAAACAATCCAAGTCCATGACGAAATACAGCCAACATACAAGTCTGATATAGAAATTAAGGATGAACTCGTGCATAAAAGTCAGTTCTATAAATTGTTTGCTGTAGGTATTGGTGATGATGAAGTAGATGGCGACTATCACTGTACGGTAACTAGACGCTTTGGAGAGAAGCGCAGCCTCATCAAGGGTAACATTGTTAGCAATTTGACAACACAGTCTCAACTTGGAGTTGATGATTACTACGGATGGGCGAGAATGTCAGCCGACAAGTTGTTTACTTACAACAAGAGATTGAATTTGGTAGGTGCTAAGCGTTATCCATTTGAAGGTTTCAGCTACTTTGTCGGAAGAGAAGTGGATACGAACAAAGATGAGGCTTATATGATTTATACCCACATTGTTACTGATACTTGCGACAAATGGGTATCTTGTGGAGCCACAATGAATGATTCGTTCCTTCGAGGATGGATATTCTATCCAGACACAAATGCACGTGAAATAATCTTGTTTAAGAGAGGAAAGTATCTGAGAATCCAGCTGATGGAGCATCCTATGCTTAATGGCTCGTATTCATTTACGAATCTTCCTTCCAAAGAAGGCGATGCTGTATTTAAGGATATATCAGATGAAGAATTTGCAAAACTGGTTGAGAGTGTAAACGACTATGAGGATTTGAACTCTCAGATATACACCTCAAACGTCAATAACCCATTTGTATTTGAGGCATCGGGCGATAACACCGTGGGCACAGGAAAGATTTATGGCATCGTATCAAACACCGAAGCCGTAAGCACAGGTCAGTTCGGTCAATATCCATTGCTCGTTTTCACAAGTGAAGGTATTTATGGCATGAGCGTCAACGCCGAAGGATTGTACTCTAATTCTTATCCTATCTCCAGAGAGGTTTGCAACAAGAACTCTCCATTTGTTCCTACGGGAAATATGGTGTTCTTCACAGGCATGAAGGGATTGATGGCAACATCGGGAGGAAGTGTCGCCTTTATGAGCAACAAAATGAGTGGCTATCAGCCAAGCGAGTTGAGAACCCTTGATGATGGAGCATTAAGCAGGTTTTTACGAGATTGCATGATTGCCTATGACTATAATGATTCGCTGCTTCGAATCTATGCAAAGGGAAAGTCATACCAGTACATATACAACACTGTTGACCAGACCTTTGCAATGGACAATAGCGGAATTGAGGCACAGACCGTTGTGAACGATTACCCAGACAACTTGATCCAAGATACAGAGGGCAATGTCTATTCTCTTACCGACAAGCCTGCTGCCATTGATGATGATAATCTCTACAATGGTTATCTCATCACACGACCATTGAAGTTCACTGGTTCGATGATATTGAAGAGTCTCAGGGAGATTCGCCACCTCAAAAAGTCAGCAGATGGCAAGCTTAGTCTAGAGATATGGGCTAGTAACAATGCCGTTAGCTGGTGTAAGCTGGTGAGTCTAGGCGGTAAGCCATGGGCTTATTTCACGTTCAAGTACAACTTATCAGACTTCAAGGCATCCGATACCTTCACAGGCTCATTGGTAAGAGTACAAAACAGAAGATCGCTCATGCACAATATGGAATTTTGATAAATTCAAGGCTTTATAATATAATAAGGTGGGGTGCGTATAGCATTCCACCTTATTTTGTTTCTGTCTAAACTATGCAGAAAAATGCACTTTGGTGATACAACCTATTGATATTTTCCCTACTTTTGCACCTAGAATAAACGCTTTAACAATTTTATTTATGAAGAAATTATTATTTATTATGATGGCTATTATGTCACTATGTGCATGTAGTAGCGACGATAAAGATGTAAGCACTGCTAATCTCATCAATCAGATGGCTTATGACGGAAGAGCTTATGATATTGATAGTATAAGAATCTTTAAGAACGAGCAGGGTGTTTGTCTAGGAGTATCTGTATATTCAAATATGTATAGATTAGAGATTGAAAATTGTGAATTGAAAGCCGGTCATAATGACTTATCAAATAGTTCTGGTGTGCATGTAACATTATATAAGAAGGTAGAAAGCATTAGATACTTAGCCACACATATTTGGGGGTATGATTGGGATGATACCCATTTTACTACAGATGATGGCTATGAAGTATATGGCTCTTCCATTGGAGAAGAATTTTCATACCTCGAATTTCAAGAACAAAATCAGCAGGCTCATATTGAAGCTTATATAACAGATAGCAAAAACTCGAAAATCCATACGGTAAAAGCAGTATATTCGGGCAAGCCTATATACAAGTATATTTGATGATTTGGATTTCCTATAAGCAGAAGGCGGCTACTCTCTACGAGCAGCCGCCTTCATTGAAAGAAATTCAATTATATAGCCAATGGAAAATGCGTATAAATGAAGCAATCCGTTCACGTTGTTCAGCAGCATCGTGAAGAGTATGAACGGCATGGCTTTCTTGGCTGCCTCCTTCCATCGTCCCGTCCGTCCCCAAAGAACCCCGAACTGAGCAAAGAGAAAACCAGACAAGCCCATCGTAGGCTCGCTGACGTACATCGGCAGGAAGCTAACCGCAACAGCTATCCCGAAAGCCTTTACAGGTGTGAGTCTGTTCTTAATCTTCCAAAGAACCAGCAGGTTCACGGCAAGATGAAACACGTTGACATGGAAGAAACTGTAGATGATATGGTTCTCCATGGGAAGTGCCGGGCTGAAACCCACATGCCATGGCAACAGAACGATGCAGAAGATGGAAATTGCAGCCTTCAATCCAAAGTCTGGCTTACTTGTTATCTCTGAAATCCTTACCATATCGCTTGCACTTATTGAAAATATACTGCACGGATTCAGGAGAAAGAAAGAACTCCGGAGCAGGTTCACCTACCAAAAACTGGCAGATGGAATGCAAAGACTCCCCGATGAACTCCTTGCGCTGAGACACCTTCTGTAGCCTATCGAAAAGAGAATAGTACATTCGCCTTCTCGGTTCACTCATGGCATCCACCACGGTGAAATCACCCACCACCATTCTTCTCAGACGCTCAAACGCCTGCTTAGGGCTGACGTAATATCTTGGAGCAGGATGGGCAGCTACCTTTATGTATGCCTCCTTCTGCGAGTGGCAGGTATTCGCCACATCACTATAAGCCTTCATGATGGCTTCCCTCTGCCTTGCCGTTAAGCTAAAATCTGTCTTAGTCATACGCACACCTGTTTAATTAGCATAATAACACCTGTCTATTAACATAATAATAATGTTGAAATACAGGTGCAAAGATACTATTTATTTAGAAAACATCCAAATTGATAATATTTTTTAATATTTTGTGTTGTTTTTTCTTAGTTTTTTGCATTAATTTTCTTATCTTTGCAAAATCAAAGCAATATGTATGCTATTTTATAGAAATGGTTACAGTTTGCTATAGATTAATTTAAAAATGAGAACATTATGAAACAGAAAGAAGACGATGCTCTCTCAGGCGAGGAGCGAAAAATGATTTTAAGCGGCATCATGAGCCGCAAGATTTGGAAGTTTTATGAACTGCTTTCAAAGTGGGCACCCATACCATTGATGTTGGGTCACTGGTATGGAGTTTGGGACTATGGTCATTATCCTAGACCTATCGTAATTGATACGGATGATAACGGAGGTTGTGTTATCTGGATTTACTTTTTGGCATACGTGTATATGCCAATCTGCATGATACCAGCGAGCTTTTTCTTCAGATACTGCTGGATATTCCGCATCCCATTCTTCTATTTCTTTGGCATCAATGCCACCAGACTGTATTACCAACACTGGCTTATCACTCCGGAGCAACTGGAGATGCACCACGTATTTATCATTTTCACATTAATACTATACGCCTATGGATTTATCAAGATCGCTATCACACGTAGCAAGTGCCGCATTCCAGATGTTTCAGAATGGAGAATGCGGATTTTCGGAAGAAGAAGAGAGAATAGTACAGAGAAACCTTCTGTACTGGATGGAAAGAAGACATCACTTTGATGAGAAGCTGGGCAGGGCTTGCATCGCCAACATCTACTATTTCAAGGATGATGTGACCAAGGAGTACGCCCCATACTTCGATTACGAGGAAATGAAGGAGGAGTACGACAAGCAAGCTTGGATGATTCCCGACTACACAATGTGGGACTTTGCCGTGACCATGAACAAGATGTATGCTGAGAACATTGATATACTCAGCAGGTGGTCCCGAAGCAATGAAACGTTGAGGAAAAGGGTGTCAGAACTTTCCGTTAGCTTCCTCTGCGACGAGTCAACAAACCATCCCACCGATAAAATTTGGTGGTATATGAACAGTTGAATGGAAACACGGAAGAACGTTTTGAAAAAGCCCCTATCTTTGTAGCCATTAATCAATATTAATGGTATATGACGGAAATTATTCATACATTTTTACATGAGCACCTATACATGACGGCGTTGATAATCGCCATCTGTATGGGTGCTCTTATTGTTTCTATGGGTGTGGACCTATTCTTCGGCATCAAGAAGGCAAAGGAGAACGGTGAGGCTACCACAAGCACCGGATTCAAGAAAACATGCGATAAGGCAAGAAAGTATTTCTCTCCCTTCATGGCTGCGGTGTGCATCGACCTGATTGCGTGCATCATACTTCCGTTCCCGGTTTTCTCGATGATTTGGGCAGGGTATTGTGTGTTCTGCGAGTTCGTAAGCATCAGGGAAAAGAGCTGGCAGAAGGCTGAAATCCGAAAGCAGGAGAAGACGGTAAGTATTCTGCTTGAGAACAAAGAAGATTTGGCTAGGGCTTTTGCCGAGATTATGAAAGAACAGGAAAAAGAGAAGGAGGGCAAGGCATGAAGGTGACAAGAAAACAGATGCTGGAGATTCTGCCAGATGCAGGAAGGGTAGATAGATACCTGCACTACATCAATGCCTGGGCTGATACCTTCGAGATTAATACTCCTTTAAGAATGTGCCACTTCCTAGCTCAGGTGCTTCACGAAACCGCTGGCTTCAAGTTCATGAAGGAGCAGGGAAAGATAAGTTATTTCTCCAAATACGACAAGGGCAGATTGGCAAAGATGCTTGGAAACACCAAGAAGGGTGATGGCTGGAAATATCGGGGTCGCGGCTTTCTGATGCTTACCGGTAGAGCCAACTACCAGAGTTACCAAAACTCAGAGTATTGCAAGGGCGACATCATGGAGAAGCCAGAACTGCTGGAAGGGCAGAATGGTTCCGTGAAAAGCGGCATGTGGTGGTGGCTCACTCATGGACTGAATGAACTCGCCGATAAGGATGATATTGTAAAAATCACCAAGAAAGTCAATGGCGGCTTGAACGGCATTGATGATAGAAAGAACTGGTTTGGAATATGTAAAAAGGTATTATTATGAAATGGTATAACAAAGAGGCTTGGATAAGCACGATTCTGACGATTATCGTAGGTTTTCTGATCGTTCTGCTTTTGGGCGGCTGCAAGACCAAGGAGTACATCAAGGTTCCCGAATATCATACGGAGTATGTGGTCCGGAAAGATACCGTAGCCAAGACGGATAGCGTATATGTGAAGGATTCCGTATATGTTTTCCAGAAGGGCGATACGGTGATGATAAGCAAGATTGCCTATCGTGACCGATACAGAAACATATATAAGGTGAAGCTTGATACCATCTTCAAGCATGATTCTATTGAGGTTCCTGTGCCATGCGAGCGGACGCTTGCGAAAGGCGAACAGCGGCTTATGACACTGGGAAGATGCTATATAGGTACTCTTTTAGCTTTACTCTCTCTGCTGATGGTAGTGTGCTGCTTCGGGTTTGCATTTTGGTACCACAATAAAAAGTGCTAGCGTATGGGAAAGATTAGCGAAGAACTACAGATGATTGACTCTCTCTTGATGGAGTTCCATGAGCGCATTCAATCGGGGCGGTGCCTTACAAACAAGCAGCAGAACTCGATGATGTTGAAGTTCCTTCACCAAATCGCCAACAAGGATGAGCCTATCAATAAGACAGCTGCATGCGAGTACGTACAGGTATCAAGGGCTACATTTGATAGACTGGTGAAGGCTGGCAAACTCCCGAAAGGAAAGAAGCGAAAGGGTAGTACTGAACTGGTCTGGTACGAAAAAGATTTGGATAAATATATTGATAAGCTGATATAAGTTTTTTCTGTTTATTGTTAGTTGTAGTAGGTTTTAGTTAGTTAGATTTATGTTGATTTAAAAATCCCCACTTAGTTGTGAAACTGGGTGGGGATTGCTTTTATATCTTAGCAACGGAATGCACGCCGTCGCCTCCGCTGTCTCTTCTTTCCTTCTGTTTCCACTTAGGCTTCTCCATGTCGTTGGCACTCACCCAAAGACCAATCGCCGTACTCATCAGCACATCATCATGGTTGCCGTTGCCCACGATATTACCAAGACTGCCATCATCATGCCGCTCGTAGATTCTCAGCTCATGATACATTTCCTTGTCTGGCTCATCCCAGAGCATATCATCCACAAACTGCTCCAGATTGTCAATCACCCAACCCTTAGTCAGCTTGTTAGTCTGGAATCCGTATTTGGCAAGCACATCATCACTCACGTCTTCCGGACTTGTGGTGCGCTGATATAGGTTATCATAGTAATCAGCAATCTCGTTCAATATACTTCCAAAGTGGTCGCCTTCCGTGTTGTTGTTCTTCTCTCGGTCGGCGGTGTTACTCTCTATCACCAGCAGAGCATCATCATAGTAATGCGCCAATGCCGCTGCCATCCATGCCAGCTTATCGTGGCGCACATGTCCACGCCATCTAGCCACCACTCTCGGTTTGCCCTTGATGGTGGGAATCATGCCGAATCTGTCTATCACGGTCATGACGGTATAGTCAGATGTAGTACTCTTGCCACCAATATCCACACTCACCAAGTATCTGTTCTCAACCTGCAGAACATTCGGAACTGCCCAAATCTTCAAGTCACCATCGCCATCTGTTCTGATGCTAATCTTCGATTTACTGATGGTTCCTTCGTTCTTGTTGCCGTCAATGATGATGTCAGCCGTATAGAGTGGGTCGCACTTGTATTTCTTCTGCAAATCATCAATGCTATACGGATTGAACACCAGATTACCGGAATTTCTGAAAGCATCCTCCTCATCCACTGGTGCCTCGGTAGCACAGAAGGAATGCGTGGTAAACTTGTTTCTAAAGTTTCTGTACCACTCGATAGCCTGAAAGCAGGCTCCCTTTTCCCACATGCGCCAAAAGAACTTGCCAGTCTCTCGGTAGCCCTTCGGGTTGGTGCTCTTGTCTCTGTTCTCCAATAGCCATCGGGCAAAGGCACGCTCGTTCTTCACCTCCTCCATATCATGCTCAATAAAGAAACAAGGAATAAAGAGGAAGGCGTAAGCATCGTTGTTCTTCGGATCCATTGCCAACTGGCACTTGTCATAGAAGAATCCCGAATTACCCTTGCCGGTACTCTCAAACACCTCCAAGTTATCCTCCTGATTTCTGATACCTCCCGAAATGGACGAAATCACACCCTCTGGATCATGCTCTGGAGTCTTCTTCCAGTATGCCACTTCCGAATAGTGAGCACAGTGGAAGTTGCTACCACGCACGGAATCGAAGTTCTCGAAAGATGCCACGGTCAGTGTACTTCGTCTGATAGCCCTCATTCCGTCAGTAACCTGAAAATCATCGGGCGAGTTCTCGTAAGGCGAGAATTGCAGTTTGGCACCGGGGCATCCGATGGTCCAGCCCGGCTGATGTTCCAAGGCTTTTCGGTACATCGCCTTGATTTTCTTTGCCGTGTTCTTCTGCTGCGCAAGCACAATGGCATTCCAGCCATCCCTGCGGAAATCCTGTAGCCATTTGATGTAAAGCTGGGTCAGGGTAGAACCTCCCCACTGGCGGGCTTTCAATATCACAACTCTGATAGCCTTCTTGTTGGTTCGCAAATCCTCGAATATCCTCAGAAGCAATCGCTGCGGATAGTTCAGCTTAAATGGAATCATGTTACCAGTCACCTTATCCTCAATCTTGTCGGTAGCATAAAGTGCAAACTCTGGGTCTTCCGTAAACCTCACCTTCATAATCTCAAAGGTAAGCACCATAATCAGCTGCTTGGTGTAGTAGCTCTTCTCGTTATACTCCTTCCTCCATACACGAATGATGTACTCCTTCAGGCTGCCTAGCTGTTTCAGTCCCCTATATAATAAGGTACGCATACATTCCTTGGGAACCCACATCTTCGGAATTATGAAATCGGGCAGTTCCAGCAGTTCCCTATGCTCGAAATCATAGCAGTTTTCGCCTGTCCATGGGTCGTATGGTCCATAAATATCATCATATCGCCGCCTGTTCTCGGCTACGAGTTCGTCTATATCTATTTCTCTAACTTGTGCCATCGCCTAACCCTTTAATCTCCTCAAAATCCGCATCCATAATCTGTGGCATCGTGGTAATGTCCAAGGCGTTGTTGTCTGTCTTGGTTCTTCCCATGGCTGCCAACTGTTTGAAGTCTTCGTCAAGTCCGTGGGTCACGCTCATCTCGCTCTGCTTAGGTATCATGTGCTTGGTAAGCTGGGCATAGATGGTAACGTATGTTTTTGGATCGTATTGAGCCAACTCGTTCATGCACTCCTCAAACTTCTCCTGATTCCTTGCAAGGAAGTCACGAATGTATTCTTTCTGTGCGCTCTTGCTCACTGGCAGAATCTTCTTCGCCTTCTCTCGCTTGTCGTGCATAATCTCCGATACGGTCTTGATATTATCAAATTCTCCCATAATTCAGCCTCCTTATCCAAATGGTTTAGGCGAACGAATCAGGCTCCCAGGCTTGGTTGCGTTCGCCGCATCAATAATCTCCAGCTCCTCGTCCTCCAGCTGCTGAGCCTTATCCACGGTCAGTGGGTCTTTGCTCGTCAAGGTAAGCATAAAGTACTCATAGAGTGCGCCGGTGGAAATGTAGTTGTGGATAGCCTGCACCAGTCCGTCATATCGGGCACCATCCCAACTGTCGGGCATTCTCAGCCAAAGTTCCTTCTCTTCCCATTCCTTCAAGGCGTTGTCTCTTACCACGCCCCTTGGTTTCATCACGTAGGCAGACAGGGTTCCTTCCACCTTTTTCAGATACTTGTCGAACCATCTATAGAACAGCGGTCGCTCCTGATCGTTCTCGCTGGTCGGGATGATTTCTTCTTGGTTGGTCTGGTTTCCACGTCTTGCCCTGCCCAGCATGTTGGTGGTTGCATCAATGTCGTACCAGAGCTGGTTGGCATAAATGAAGATATGCTTATCCTCATAGTAGGTGGCAGGTCGTGGCGGACGGGGCAGGAAAGGATTCGGCTCTGGCTTCCATCCTCTCTCACGGAGAATATACGTAGGGTGTAATGCGTTGAACTCCATCTTACACCTCCTTTGCTACGGTTACTTCCACCTCTACCTTCAAATCATCGCTATGCCGTGAGAAGAGGGTGACAATAGCCACACCAGTGTTCACCGGGTTCAGCGAGAAGGTATAAGGTTCTGGCGTTCTCAGAATCTCTAAGATGCTTGGGTCGTCGCTCCGTGCCTCAATATCATCAATGGCTCCGTTGTCGATGGAGTAGGAAAGGGTCTCCTCCTTATCCTCAAGTGCAATGGTAATGGCTCCGTTTTCCTCGCTGCCATCTACCTTTGCCGTCAGATGCTGGGTATAAGGGATGGTTGGAATGGATGGACCACGCAATACGAAACATCTTCTGATACTCTGCTCGTCAAGCGTAAGGGAAGTCTGGTAGATTTCCGCCTGCTTCAAGTTGGTGGTTTTGGTCCACCACTGGTAGGTCATGTAGTCTTCCACATACTTTGCCACCAGTCTTGCGAGCGTGTCGGTCAGGGTTCCGCTGCATCTGCGAGAGGCATTCAGCACGAACTCCACAATATCATCGTCCTTGTCGTTGTAATAGATAATGTTGTCGCCCACGCTTTGTGTGGTTGGCACAAGATACTCGGCAAGCAGGGTCTTCACTATCTCCAGTGCGGTCTGGAAATCGTGGGTCAGCGTACTTTCGTGAACCTCATCATCGCCTGCCGCTTCGTTGAAGCCTATCTTCACCGCCTTCTCATCGGCTGCGCTATCCACCTTTGCCTTCAGGTAGGTTGTTGCCTTTACTGCCTCAATCACTACCGATTTGATAATCTGGAATTTTATAATCATAGTCTATTCTTGTTTAATGGTTTCTAACTGCGGCTCGCCCTCTATCGAGCCTGTCATATCCTTCAATGTCTTCGGCGAATGCGAAGGAGGCGTTTTGTCGAATGCCAGTTTAATGGCTGCATTCATGTGCATGCTCATATCATCGGCATACACTTTAGCCTGTTCCGTTCCGCTCAATACCAGTATCATGTAGGTGGTATAGGCGTTCACATATCCCATGAAGCAACTCTCAAAGGCTTTCCTGTGTCCATCGTTCAACCGGGTTACATTAAAGGTAACTGATACCGGCAATGAATCATCAATGTAGGTCTTCACGATGGGGGCTACCTCGCCTGCAAAGCTGTGCGCCGCCGCAACAATATATTGCTTCATCACCGCCTTCTCTGCGCTCGACAAGGTAGTATTGGCAAACAGCGTGTTTCCTGCCTTGTCGTTCTGCCTCTTGGCTATTGCCGAAACCTGCTTCATCACGTCTCCTTCTACGGATGCCAGACTGATTGTTAATTTTGTTTCTTCCATACCTTATGCTGATTGATAGTAATTATTGTTCAAACTCATCGCCTGTGCCACTGCATTCTGGTCAGCTCCCTGCACGATTCCGTTTTCAACCATTCCGCCGCCCTGCTGCTGGGCAATCGCCTGCTGCTGCTGATACATCTGTTCAAGCTGCTCCTGCTGCTGCTGAACGCTGGCAAGCAACTTATCGGCGTATGGTTTGTTCACGTTCTGCAGATACTGAATCAGGTTGATGGCACCCATTCCGAGCAACTCCTTCAAATCGTCATTCTGAATGGTGTTGTATGCCGCCGTAGCCGCTGCATTCTTAATGCTGATCTTAAAGTGAATATCTCTTGCAGAAAGGCGGTCGTAACTGTAGTTAGTCAAACCGTCCTTGTTGAATATCTTTCTGCCGTCTTCGTAATACTGCTGAATGATGGAACACTTCTTCATAGCCAGCTTCTCCGTGAATATCTCCATGTCTGATAAGATTGTATATAAAGATGTGGTGGCATTCTGGCTTTCCTGTGCGTATCTAGCCGCCGAAGTTCCTGCCGAAGGAGTCTTGCCCTGCAAGGCACCGCTCACGTTGGTAACCTCCCGAATCAGATTCAGCTCTATCTGCAAGAGTTCGTTGGTTCCGATATTCACGGCGTTCGATGTAATAACCTCTGGCTTCACGTTCGGCATACTGCGCTTAGGCGTATAGAAAATCCATCCGTCGTATTCGATAGCTTCCTCCATGAACTCCCTTGGACTCTTTCCGCCCAATACCGTGGTCGGAATCATCTTGAATCCCTTGAAACTGCTTCTGATGCTCATGTCGTTCATCACGATCAGGCGATTGATGTATCTCTGCTGGTCTATCACGTTCGTCATAAACGGATGAATCTCTCCGTTGATGTACGGATAAAGTTTCACGGTGAAAGGGTGACTCTTGAAATCGTAGGGTGATTCTCCCTGACTCAGAATAGTTCCGTCGGGAGCCATGAAGGTGTAGTACCAGTACTTATCGGCTACCTCTTCCGAAGTGATGTAGGCTCGCTCGTCTTCCGGTATGCCCAGTTCGTCATACTGCTGCTTGCGCTTCTCGTTCTTCTTTCTCAGGTCGGCAATCATCGCCTCGTCTGCCAAGTCAACCCTAAAATACGCATCATTGGTGTTTTGGGCTATAGGGTCAAAGCACTGCAACCGTGGCTTGGTCTCCGTGGTCCAAACCTCAATCACTCTCTGGTAGTGCTTGCCCTTGTTGGAGAAATCAAAGCTGAGGTTGTTCAAATCCTTCTCCTCGTTAAACTCGTAGCCGTAACCGCCATCGTCCATTTCATCGTTGATGCCGAATATCGCATTCAGGTCGGTAACGCTCAGTCCGTATTCCCTTCGGGCAAACTTCTGGTACAAATCTTCCCTGCTCACATCATGCAGACATCCTATCAAGCTGATGTCGTTGTGGCGTGGGTCGCTTCCGCACTCAAAAAACATGTGGTCGGGTTCCATCATATCCGTCCACGCATCGGGCATTTCCAGTTCCCTGTCTTCCCAACTCTCTCTGGCATACATCTGCCCGCCTTGCAGATAGTCCTTGATAAAGTGGTTCAGCAAATCCTGCATGCCGGTGGTCTGCCAGTTGCATTGCATCGTGGCACTCATCATGTCGCTCAGTTGTCGGGAATCATTATCTCTCGCAAAGCATACTGGTTCCGTGCCCTGCTTGGCATAAAGACCAGTAATAGACTCCAAGATGCTCACCATGATGTTGTTGCTCATCGGGGTCTGGTTGCGCTTCTCCATATAGGTTCGCTCGCTCATTTCCTCCCAGTAGCCATGATGATACACCCTTATGGTGTCGCTCCATTGGTCGCCCATACAGTAGCGCATCGTTCTCGCCCTCGTTTCTCGCACACCGCTCAGATTGTTCCATGCGTTCCTGCATCGGGTCAGCAATTCCCCATCCTTATTATGCTCCTGCCGTCTCTTTCGAGCCTTCACGGAGTCATACTTGCTATGGTTGGGCATCACCTTGCTAAGTGTTAATATTCTCGCTTTTGCCATATATTCTTACACATTATTATAATATAGGCGCAAAAATAGCCTTAAATCCCATTTTTTTTGCCGTATTTCCATTCATTCCGCCAACACGATGGAAACACGGAAATATTTTTGCATTATTTTCGCATCTTTGCCGAAAAGTTTTTAAAAGTTACAATATGACAAAAGAAGAATTAGAACAGATGAATGCAGAAGGTGGCGGCGGACAGCAGTCACCGTCAATGGAATCTGCTGAGGCTGAAACTCCGCCAGTGGAGGACCGCCCTAATCGCAAGGCTTTCTCTGACCGATTCAAGAAGCGTCATGCCGACATCGACTTCGAGGATAAGGAATCCCGATATGCGGCACTCAGCGATGATGCTGATGCACTGGGCAGATACGAGGAAAGCGGAAAGGCGTTGTCAAAGGTATTCGATAACCACAAGTGGCTGGCTGCTCTGGCTATGGACATGGAGAAGAATCCGGAAGATAACCCATTCGATGCCATGGCTCGCTTGGGTATAGACATTCGTGCCTTGCTCGACGACCCAGAAGGCGGCAAGAAGCTGAGCGAGATTCTTACCAAGCACAACGAGGCGGTCACTGAGCAGAATGAGGCTACCGAGAAGGTGACAGCAAACATGCGAAAGTCTATCGAACGATTGAACAAACTCTATCCCGATGAGGCTCAGGACATGTGGAAGCAGATTTACGAGATTCACGATCAGGTAGAGAGCGGCGACATTCCCGATGATGTTTGGAAGATGCTCCACAATGCCAACAACTACGACTCTGATATTTCTTCTGCTCGTGATGAGGCTGCTATGCAGGCAAGAAACGAGAAGATTCAGAATAAGGTTCGCTCATCCGCAAGCGAGGGCATCCCTCCTTCACTGTCTAGTTCGGGTGCAGGCAACAAACCTGCAAAGAAGAAGGAAGCAGCTCCTAAGAGTGGCTTCTTCGAAGGTCTCACATATTAATACTAATCAAATAAATATATGTATAAAATGAAGAAAGATTGTTTTAAGAATTTTACAAGCGGTCAGTTCATCTTCAAGATGATTCTGATGCTTCTTGCTGTGGTTACAGGCGGCGGCGTACTTGCCATGGCTGATACCGCAGAGCCAACTACCCAGATTGGTGACGAGGGTCATGAGCCATCAAGCAAGGCTGATGCAGCAACCGAGCCAGTTGACCCAGAGAAATCAGACCGATTGGCTCCAGGCGGTAAAGTGGAAGGTCAGGATTTGACAGGCACGCAGGCTTCTGCAACCCAGGTTCGCAAGGGCGGACTTGCCGAAGAGGATTGGGATAGCGAGGTAGAGAAGTATCGTCCTTTCCGTACCCCATTGCTCCAGATTATCCGCAAGGTTACAAAGAGTGTTCCTTGTGTAAGCTATGAAAAGAAGCATGCCCGTGTGGGTGGTGATACCCTTGATGGCAAGATTACCAAGGCGATTGATGCGGTTGAGGCTGGTGGTACTATCAAGTTTACCAAGGCAAACTTCTCTGGTTCTCTGCTCCCTCTCTACAAGGGTAGTACCGTTATCGTTCCTTCTGTTCCCGGCTACGAGCGTGGTTCCAAGACCAAGGTTAGCGGTCGCTTGAATCTGTTGGTTATCGACAAGACAAAGGATGAAGTTACCTTGCAGGCACTCAATGGTCCTGCTGAGATTGAGGGTACAGTTGGCGAAACGCTTGACACCATGGGCTGCCCAGCCATTCCTGCCAACAGCCGTATTCTCTGTGCTTCCACCATCCTCTCCGAAAGCCAGATGAACGTTCCGCCAGAGAACTATCAGCCTCGTTCTGAGGAGGTTTACTTGCAGAAGCGTGCATTCTCCATCATCTTTACCGAGGAGTTCGAGAAGATCAAGAAGAAGGCTCCGCATACTGTTGCCGACATGAAGGAAGATGCGCTTACCAAGTTCTTGCTCCGTCAGGAACGCAGTTACCTCTACGGTACCAAGTTAAAATTCCTCATGGAGACCAAGGACGGTGCGCAGGAGTACGCTTACTCTGCTGAGGGTATCATCAATCAGTTGACAAACGCTTATGGCATTGGCGAAGTCTATACCTTCGCTGACCTCATCGCCATCGCCAAGCTCATGTTCACCGACTTCGCCGAGTCTGATGAAATGTATCTCTTCTGTGGTAAGAATGCCATCGAGCGACTGATGAAGATTGAGCTTCCTAAGGGGCGTGATGTAATGTTCTCTACCGTCAAGGAGTTCGATATTACCTTCAACCGCTTCAAGTGTAGTTATGGTACACTCAACTTTGCTTGGGATAGCACACTCGACTACATGGATTTGGAAGACTGCATGATTGGTGCCGACTTCAAGGGTGCTCGTCACTACGTCAAGGAGAAGAGCAAGGAGCGCACCAACGACTTGTCAAAGGATGCTTACGACCCACGTCTGGCTAAGCGATACATGCACTGGGAGGCTGATTGTGTAGCTCTCCGTGGTTACAACAGCATCATCGTTGGTCCAGAGGATAAGATTTCTGCTCTCGGCGCATCGGGCGTTATCAACAACATCATCTCGCTGAGCACTCTGCCAGAGACTCCACGTGAGGGTATGATTGTTGCGTTGACTGCCGATTACCAGTCTGGTGTAACCAAGTACGAGAAGGAGAATGTTTACATTTACAAGGGCGGTAAATGGGAAATCTTCTCAGGTCAGATTATTGCAGCCTAAGTAAATAACTGAATAACAAGTGACTGGTTCCCACTGGTCACCTGTTATTCAAACTATAAAGAATTAGAGATATGATTAAGACATATAGATATAATGCAAACCGAAACACGGTAAGCCACATTCTCCAGGGAAAGAATGGAGTAACCGTCCGTTACAACTTCGAGAGGGGTAACGTAATCACCAAGCAGAAGCCAGAGCTTATCTTGAAGGGTGAGTATGCCCAGACTCTGCTCGAAAGCAGCGACCTGTTCAAGAATGGGCTTGTTACGCTTATTCACTCAGAGGAGACCTTGGAGGATAAGTTGAATGAGGCTGCCGAGCAGGAGAAAAGCACTTCTGAAGCACCGGCTAAGAAATCAGTCATTGAGGTAGAATCTGTTGTTACAGCATCCGATCTCCTTGCCTTCGTTAACGAGGAAGACAACCGTGAAGGCTCCCGAATGTTCAAGAACGTGGGTAGCGCATTGGATTGGGCAACCAAGCACAACTTCGCATTCCCTAATTACAAACCAGAGTAATATAATAAGGTGAAATGAAGGTAGAAGACATCATCAAACAGGTACGTTGGTGCATAGACGAGGAATCCAACAACACATCGGCAATCACCGATGAGAAGGACGATTTGTATATGGACAACATCATCAAGTCGAAGATAAACGATGCTTTGCATTGGATAGCCATCACTGCTGCATCCTCTTCCGTATTTGCAGAATCCAAGAAGACCAGCGACACATCTTCAAAAATCAGCGTAAAAGATTACGATGCCACAAAAAATATCGGAACCATCACGATGGACGAGAATACAGAGATTATCGCTATCTCTCGTGTCCGTGGCAAGGAATGGTTCAAGGCAGTGATACCTGTCGAAGATACAGACAACGAAGCTTACATGATGTTTGATGAAAGTGCAATGGGAACTGCCGACCGACCGCAGGCTGTCATCATGCGAGAGAATCCTATCAAAATCCTCTTGCAGCCGAAGCCTACCGAAGCCGTAGTTTCCTTTGTCGGCGTTCCAAAGAATGTGGATGTATCATCGGGATCCACCGATGTAGCCATCACCGACAAGCTAAAGAATGCCTTCATCTACTATCTTGCCTTCCTGTTACTCTCAGCCTACAACGACAACAAGGCTACCCACATGTACACGATAGCCTTGCAGCAGCTAGGGGTTAACACAAAGCAGTAGGATAGGGAATCTGTTAATTATAAACTTTAAATTATTAACTGTACAAAATGGAGTATGTATCAACGAATTATAATGAGGAAGAGCGTGCATGGGTATCACCAGAGATTACCTTGCAGCGAGACATCTACTTGATGATTACGCTGAAACGACCGGGCAAGCTTGTGATACGGCAAGACAAGGGCGACGGCAAGAAGCCCCGTGTTCCCATCCGTGCCCACAAGAACATGGATAAGTTCCATATCCGCCTGAGGGTCATTCCAGAGACCGCAAAGATTCAGATATTCACTTCATCAGAACCAAAAGAAATTAAATATGCCTACATTTAGACAAGATACGAAAATTGGTGGTATGGTGCCGATGATGAAAACGGACGATTACAACGACCAGTCTGTCACGAAAGACAAGCTTCGTGACGGCAACGTTACGACCGAGAAGTTGGCAGACGGTGCAGTCAATACCGACAAGCTTTCTGATGGAGTCATTACAACTCCAAAGATTGCAAACCAGAATGTAACCACCGAGAAGATGGCTGATGCCGCCATTGTTACATCGAAGATTGCTGATCTGAATGTAACCAGGGAGAAGATAGCCGACCAGTCTGTAGATAACTCAAAACTTTCCCCCGAGGCAGTCACCTACGATAAGGTCAAGAGTAAGGCAATCATCACCGAGAAACTCAACGACAGAGCCGTAACCACGGAGAAAGTAGAGGAGAAAGCCATCACCAACCCGAAGTTGGGTGACCAGTCTGTAGATGGCAGAGTGGTCCGTGAGGCATCCTTGGAATCAAAGCACCTTGCCAACGAGTCTGTAACTACGGATAAGATAGCAAGAAAGTCTATCACCAAGGATAAGATTGCAGAAGGTGCGGTGGATGAAACCTTGGTAAAGGATGGCAGCATAGTCAATTCCAAGCTATCCAAAAATGCGGTATCTACAGATAAAATCGAGAATGGTTCCATAACCAACGATAAGTTGGCAAGCGACACGTTGAAGATTGACAAGTTCGACCCGGAGCTTCGCAAAGCAATCCAAGCCGCTACTGGTCTTCCTGATAATCTAGTAGGATTGATTCAGGACGTTGACAAGAGCCTAGCCAAGCTGAATGATACGGTATATCCAATCATCTTAAGCTTTACAATCATCCCGGATGTAGGTACGATGCAGACAGAGGTTCGCTATTCTGTTTCAAGCGACAATAAGCCTCTTGTGCCTGATACGTCAATCATCAGCAAGCAGATTAACGATAATGCCCCTAAGAATCTCTCAGACACTCCATCATCTTCTGGAACCCTATCCACCCCAATCGAAGGAGCAAGAGAAATCTTCAAGTATGCAGTAACCAAGGAAGGCAGAACTGGAAAGAGCACATCGCAGACTCGCTACCTATGCTACTTTGGAGGGAACTCAGCAGCCACCATGACCGCAGAAATCCTCAACACGCTCAACAAGGTATCAGCAACAGGGGCATCATTCAATCCAAAAGTAACAACCAAGGATAATGATTACATCTGGCTAGTAGTACCTAGCTATCTCTCAATCAGCCGTGTAACCAGTGCTGGATTTGACGTTCCTTTATCTGCTCCTCAGACTATCACCAATAGCTTAGGAACATTCAAAGCATACCGCACAGCCAATTCTCTCACACAAGCTACATGGAATTTAGTAATATCGTAAAATAAAAAGATATGTCAGATAATAATATTAATTTAACAGCCCCACTACATGCAGCCACAAAACAAGGAAAGCTTGCAGCCGCAAGGGAGGTCTTCATGGATGGAGACAAGGAGACTCTACAGCAGATAGGTGACAAGACACATCAGTTAGAGAATGCCGTCAAGGACATCACCGCAACTGGTGGAGCCTCTACTGCCAATGCCGTCTCTTATAGTAACGAGACCAGTGGCATGACAGCAGTCACAGCCCAAGGTGCCATTGATGAACTTGCTGCTAAAAACAAGGCGCAAGATGCTATCATTGAAGCCAAGGCAGAGAAGTCAGAGGTAGCTACAGAACTTGATAAGAAGTTCAACAAAGAAAATATTGTCCATGATTTAGGTGAATCAAAGGATAAGGTGGTCTCTCAATCTGCTCTTCCCTTCCGCTATATTCAGAGTGAGGAATTTATCTTTGCCAAGGTAGATGCAAATGATAAACTTCTCTTCGGTATTCAGTGGGATGGTACTCCTGTATTTGGCAAAACAAGTGCAGTAGAGGACAGATTGCAATCACAAGTAACTCTTCTTGCAGAGAAAGTAGCAACTATCATGGGTGATGAGGACACAACCAATGTCATTGACACCATGAATGAGTTGAAGAAGTTCTTTGCTGAGATTGAGAATACGCAGACCCTTACAAGCATTCTTGAAAATCTCAATAGTCTCAATACTAAGTTCGGAGAAGACATTAAAAATCTTCAAGATAGAAAGGTAGATAAAGAGGAAGGCAAATCACTCATCGAAGATGAAGTAAAGGAGTGCTTTAAGGTTATTGAGAATGAAGAGTTCATCCATGCAGTAGTAGATCCTGAGGACAGACTTCTCTTTGGTATCTACAGAGACTCAGGAAAGCCTTATTTTCCACTCAATGAAATGTATCACGTTGAGCAGAATGAAGAGTTCTTCGCAGTCTGGCTTGATGCTGCTAACCATGTACTCTTTGGTATCAGAAGAGACGGAGAAATCATTGGTGAAATCCATGCAGTCAATGCCTTGAAGCAAGTTATTTCTCAGCTTCAAGCAGACCTTGCATCGTTGCAGGAGAAAGTAGGCACAATAGATA